AGTATTGTCGAATGTTAGTGATAGTTCTTTGGGTGCATCTGCTGGAGAAGATGAATGGAACAAGATAATTAAACTAAGACAGGATTTAAATATATGATAGGTATATTACCAGCATCTGGAAAAGCATCTAGAATTGGTGGCATACCAAAGTTTTGTTTGCCAATTTCAGATGAAAGATCTTTACTTCAATGGCATGTAGAGCAGATGCTAGAAGTGTGTGATGAAGTTCGTGTATCAACTAGGGCTGAGTGGGTTCCTATTATACAAAATATGGACATGAATATCAAGTTAATTGTTCGTGAACCAACAACCATGTCTGATGCAGTTAAGTTTATGATTGGTGACTATAATGATACTGTTCTTGTTGGAATGCCAGATACTTATATATTAAATGCACCAGTAAATATTTATAAAGAAATGATGAAAGAAACAAATGCTGATTTGGTTTTAGGTGTTTGGGAATGTGGTGATGATTTAAAGGGTCGTGTTGGACAGGTACTTTTGTCTGGCGACAAGGTAATTGCTTCTGAAGATAAAACAGAAAGTTGTGATTACCCAGATATGTGGGGGACCATGATGTTTAGAAAGAATATGATCAGATATATAGATCCATCATTAGAGCACCCTGGAAAACAATTAAAAGAGTGGCTACTAGAAAGCTCTAACATAAGAGCAGTAAGACCTGGTGGAAAATATATGGATATTGGAACACTAAAAGGATTAAAACAGTTATACAAAGAAATGGACCTATGAGACTAGGAATTATTGCAAGATCAGACAATACTGGTCTTGGTAATCAAACTAAAGAGTTAACTAATATGCTACAACCTGCAAAGGTTATGCTAATTAACTCTACTTCATTTAATAAAAATAAACAACATCCTGAATGGTATGAAAAATATGATTGCCAACATATTCGTGGATTTCCAAAACCAAGTGATATAAATATATTTCTTCGTGGGCTAGATGCTGTACTATCTTGTGAAACATTTTATAATAAAGATTTTATATTTTTAGCCAGAAAAAGAAATGTTAAGACTATTCTTCAATATAACTATGAGTTTTTAGATAACCTTCAAAGACCAGAGCTAGACCTTCCAGATGTCCTTCTAGCACCCAGTTTATGGGGTTTTGAAGCTATTACAGAGGCTTTTGGAGCTAAGTCTAATGTTATTCACCTTCCCCCTCCAACTACGCATGAAGGCTTCTCTAAGGTAAAGGCTAATAACTTAAGTAAAGACTATAAAAGATTATTACATGTTGGCGGAAAAGCAGCACATTTGGATCGCAATGGAACAAATACAATAGTTGAAATGCTTAAATATTCTAAAACAGATTATGAAATTGTTATAAAATCTCAGTCTGATCTTGATATAAATATTAATGATAGTCGTTTATCTATTGACACTTCAAGTCCAGAAAATAGGGAAGATTTGTATTCTGGCTTTGATGGTATGGTCTTGCCAAGACGGTATGCTGGGTTATGTCTTCCAATGAATGAAGCTTTGTTGTCTGGACTACCAGTTTTTATGACAGACATATCTCCAAATAATACTATTTTGCCAAAAGAATGGTTAGTTAAATCTAATAAGATAGATCAATTTAGAGCAAGAACACTGATTGATGTTTATGAAGCTAATCCAAAAATGCTTGCTAAATTAGTTGATGAATATATTGGTAGTTCAGATAAAACAAAACAAAAACAAAAAGCATTTGACATTGGTTACAATAATTTTTCTGTTGATGTTTTAAAAAATAAATATATTGATATATTAAAATAGGGCGAGACCATTTCTGGCCCCGCCCCATCTTGAGTAAATAAATTACTCTTCAGACTTCTTCTTTGGTTTTGCAGCCTTTAAAGCTTTTTCAACCACTGAAGTTCCTGGCATACGACCAAATGCTGGATCGTTAGGATTAACTGCACGTGCTGCTACTGGAATAAGAGCACCAACAAGTGCTGCCCATAGATCCTTTGGATCTGTTACTCCAGCTACATATAAAGCTGCTACTGCACCAACAATTGAACGACCATATGATGCGAGCATTGCCTTATGTTTATTGTTTAGTTCCATGTTTTTCCTCCTAGGATAGAACCTTAATTAGTATAGCGTAACCAGCCCATAGACCAATAATTCCTGCAACTCCTGCAAAAACTGGTGGTGCTGGAACTGGTAATTTGAATGCAGCAAATACTACACCACATCCAAAACCTGTTATCGTTGATAGCAATATATCTTTCATTTATACCCCCCTATAGAACTTAAAATACTTGGTTTTTAAGTTTATATTATGTTTGTTTATTTTTTTTAAATCTTTTTCTGTAGCATCTCTTACCTCAATTAATGGTTTTTCTTTTTTAAATGGTATAAAATGTGCAATTGGAGTTCCTCTCTCAATAAATATTTCTTTTTTATCTGAATGAATTAAAAACTGTATATTCATTTCATTGTATTTATCAATTTGTCTAACTCCAGGTACTATACTGAAATCTTCATTAAAATGAAAATATGTTGGTAATTGATACATTAAGTATTCTTGATCTGAAAAAACCATCCAAGGACATTTCATTTTTAAAACCGCATAAGAATTTTTTCCAAAAAATTTATGTTGTGAATAATCTAAATACTGATTATTTGGATGCGTTCCCCATTCAAAAAGTGTGTTAGGAGTTCTCCATCTCCATTCTCCAGTTGATGAATCCACATAAATAACTGTATCTGTCCACATAGGCATTATGTATCCATTAGAAAAATAATCAGCAAAAGATGGACATATTTTTGCATTTCCAAAAAATGGTCCATTTTCTATATTTATGTTATTTTTTTCTGTTGGCATATTTTTCCACCAGTCTGGTATATATTTAGATACTGGTTTTGGAACACAGCTTTCAATACTTTCTAATCCTGGAATAGTAGAAATGAAACTTATCTCTGGTTTATTTTTTTTGCTAATCATTTTTTACGTCACTATCTGGACTATCTAATGGTGTTGGTGCGGTACAAAAAGTTCCGCATTCGTGACACTCTATATCTAAATGATACATACCTATGGTATATGTTTCTGAATCAAATGCAACTAATGCTCTAAATAAAGTGCCACCACAATTTGGACACTCACATGTAGGAATTCCCCTAGCGTCTATCACTAGAATCCTCTGGAAGTAATTTTTTTAATTCTTTTAATTCTAAAGATATTTTTTTAAGGGCATTATCATGCGAAATAATCATTCCTTCTACAGCCTGCCCATATTTATCATAATACTCTATGTGTGGTTCAACTTCATTGATAAATTTTTCTAGTCCAGATTGAACACTATCTATATAGTCATATGCCCATTCTCTAGAATCAGACAAAAATTTTATAAAATTTTCTTTATGGATATCTTCTTCTTCTTTGGTTGGCATATCATCAACTAAAGATCTTAATATTTGATTTGCCTCATAAAGCTTTTGAAAACCACTAACAAGATTTATTAATCTTTTTCTTATATTAAAATATAGAAGAAAAAAGACAAGAGATGTTGCTCCTAAAACAAAATAAATAATATCCATAAACACCTCTTTCAATACTATTGTACTACTATTATGTATCTAAGTCAAGCCATAGATTTTTTTGAAATCTACCCCAGCAAATTTTTCATATGCTTTTAAATGCCTATAATTGCCAGCACCAAAAACTCCTTTTTCAGTTCCACATAAAATTAATTGTTGTCTTTCTTTTGATTTTTGTTCTATTTCTTTCCAAGAAAGCTTTCTTATATTTTTATCTTTCCATATCTTGCTATAGTTTGCACGATTATAAAAATGATATACAATGTTCTTTGATGGAGAATATATGTCCCATCCCCTAGTCCATGCTCTCATAGCAAAACAAATCTCTTCTCCAAAAAAACTAATATCTGGATCGTATGGAACTTCCTCTACAATATTGCCAGAGGTAAAAATAAAACCAGCAAGGACTGTTGACGACTGCTCTGGATTTTCCCTTTCACTATTTATAAAATCTAATCTTTTAGCAGTCCACTCATTTCTTTTATTTAAAGATGGCTCTTGTCTAGTTGGATATGGTGGCTTAGTTTTATCATTTTTAATAAAATACATTTGTTTGTTTGGTTCTATATGAAACGGCGCTGGAAAATAAGATAAAATTACCTTGTCATTTTTAGCAATTAACTTTGCTGAATTATGTTGATCAATACATTCTATATCCCAGTTTTTTTCAAATATGGTGTGTGAATCTATTTGTAAATAATAATCTTCCCCATCGTACTGACTCATTGCAATTGATCTAGCATATCCAGCACCTTTTGCATCTCTTGGATGCATTTTAATTAATCGTAAATTTTTAACCCACGATAGGTCTGGAATATCTTTTTCTAAATCTTGAATAACTACAGAAAAGAATAATCTATCTGGATTAAAGGCATTATCAATTGCAGATCTAATAGTTCTAGTTAATTCTGGATCTCTATAGCTAGCAATTGAAATAAATATTGTCATTATTTAAAACTTTTTTTCGCTCTCTTTGAAGAATAATAACCATAAACTTTAGTAAAAACTTTTTCAGATTCATTATAAAATTTATTTTCACCTGGGTTTGTAAACTCTGATTCCCAAGACTCTCTTTTAAAAGGAATAACTTGTGCCATTGGCGTTCCCTTTTCAATTACACCCTCAAAACCATCTTTAATAAAAAATGGACAGTTAATTGCTGTAGTCAATATATCTGTATCAACTATTCCAGGTATTGATCTTATGGGAAGGTTTTGATACCCTACTGGATGAGTAAATAAGCATGACCATCCTGGAGGAGTTAAAATGTTCCATCCATGATAGTATTTGTATGCAGCCTTTCCAAATCCAGAAGGAACTTCAAATGTACTTGATTGTTGAAGACTCCAAACATCTAAAACTCTTTCCTGTGTTGCCCATTTTATTACTGGTATGCCATTTTCTTGTATAACTAATATGTCACACCACAATGGAATAATATATCCAGCTGTTATCATATCAATAGTTGGAGCACATTGTTTTACTGTAACATTTGCGTGTGGACCAAGATCAAGCTTTGTAGATGTAGAATATTTTGGTATTTCTTTCCACCAGTCTGGAACCATTTTTGCTGCAGGGACTGGTTTTTCTCTTACATTAAATACATGATCAGATTGTGCTTCAAATATAATTTTATTAGTTTTCATTTATTTCTTTCTTCGTGAGTAACCCAGTAATAGTTACATCCAACGCAGCAGGGTTTATTATAAATGCTATGTTTTGCATAAGCAAAATGTGCATAGTGTATAGGATCTTTTTCAAATAAACGAGCTTTATGAGTAGTTGTAATACGCATCATTTTACTTTTATCTGAAAACCATTTTGGCATATCTGTTCCCCATGTACCACTATAGCTTAATTCTAATTCTTGTATATTTGAATTATTTTTATCTGTTTTTATACCACGATTGTTAGCTTCATTAATCATTATATTTGCGTATGTTCTAAGAGAATACTCATACCCTTTCCACATAAGGACTGCTGGATGATTCCTCCATCCTCCAGTTGGAGATGCATTAGACAGCACTTTTAAAATTTGATACGCCTCAAGTATTTGCTTATTTAATCTTTTAGAATCAAGAACTTGTGCAGACTCATAAATGTTGCTATGTGGAAAAAATGTTTGAATGATATGCCCCCAATATTAGTTACACTACTATTATATCAAATATAGATAATAAGTCAAGATTAACTATGAATCTTTTTTAAGATTTCATAATGAGTTTCAGCGTTGTTAACTATATTTCTCCAATGTATTGACATTTTTTCTCTTTCTGCAAAAATTGGATCTAGCTCTTCTTTAACATTTATTTTGTATAAATGGTTTAGTGTGTCAATACTCCATTTATTTAATGGATAATAGTCAAAACCTTGAGTAGCTATAACCATATACAAAATATTATCCATTTTTTGCTCAATGTATGACTTTACATTTAGATCAATGATAGAGTTGTTAAACTCACGTGACGATATTCTATTCCAATATTGACTATCATCTCTCTGTGTAAGCTGAAAATGCATAGTAACAAAATCAAATGTATTTTGTATTCTTGTAATTGTACTTCTATTAAATGTTTCAATATCCCACGAAGTAATTGCGCCCCGATTAGAAAGAATTCCACAAAAGTCTAGAAGTGCACCGTGAACAAATAATAATCCAGTGCTTTCTAGTGGCTCTAAAAATGCAGCAGACAAGCCTATTGCTAATACGTTTCCAACAAAACATTTTTCGTAATATCCATTTTTTACAGTTATATGTTTAAAGTTTAATTCTTTTGATCTGTTTGGATTATATACAGCCATTTTATCGGAATCTAGATAATCTTTAAATTCTTGTAAAGCATCTTCATCACTGATAAATTCATCACTATATATATAGCCTGTTCCAATACGTGACCAAAGTGGTGTATTCCAAGCCCACCCATTTTTTAATGCTGTTGCATTAGTAAAAGTTTGCATCTCTTTATCTTTATCTGTATATTGAACAGGTGCAAAATAAGCTTTATTATTTGGTAAGTTGTCTTTAGTGCTAATGAATGGAACATCAAGATGCTGTCCTAAAAGCAAACTTTTAAATCCAGTGCAATCAACAAATAAGTCTCCATGTATTTCAGTTCCATCTTCTAAAACAATAGACTCTATTGTTCCATCTTTTTTATCTATAATTTTATTAACAGTTCCTAAAATTCTTTTTACACCTTTAGGTGTACAATATTTTTCATAAAGCCAAATAGCAAATTTATTTGCATCAATTTGAAATGCCAAATCTCTTTCTGGACGATATGATACTCCGAATGATTCATCGTGTTCCATTACAATTTTATTAGTATAAAAAGAAGAATCCGCTGGCCAATAATATCTAGCAAAATCACGATTATCTGTTTCTGGATAAAGATATTTTTTTAATGGCCAATCATTTAATTCTAGTACGTGTGGTTGTCTTGCTGCATGTCCAAATGGGAAAAAAAATGTTGGAGATGTTTCAGTTTTAAAATTAGTAAAACCAAGACCAAGTTTAAAAGCTGCATCAGTCTCACGCATAAACTCATCTCTATCTATGTCAAGAAACTTTAACCAAGTTACAAACTCAGAAGTTGTACTTTCGCCAACACCAATTCTTGGTATTTCTGCACTTTCTACTACCAATATTTCTTTTTCAGGGAAAGCTTTAATAAATGTAGCAGCACTCATCCAGCCAGCGGATCCTCCACCAACAATTACTATTTTATTTATATTTAACGTCATTTATTTAAAGGCTCCCTAGTTACCAATATTATAGCACCTTCCATTTCAAGTGCTTTTTTAACCATAGAAACATACTTTATTGCTTCTATTTTTTCATCGTGTGTCATATTAATAAATGATTTTTCATCCAGTTTTATAGTAATAAAGCTAGTATTATCAATAACGTTTACACCAAAATTTTTTGGAGGAATAATAGAATGAAATGCTCTACGCATAGAATCTGTATACATTATTTTCTACCCCACTGTATGTAATTCCATCCACGCTCATGTATGTAATAAATAAATACTTTAACTACCGTTTCCCAGAACGCAATTGTTGCAGAAAGGGCAGCGTTCCTTGTTATAACATAAGCAACTGCAACAGATGAAAGAGTTCCCCATATGCGATAACTAAGTGCTTTTGCAAATGACCTAGCCCTGGTTACTTTCATCAGTGCCTCCCCATTTTTTATCAACAATGTAAACCATAACCCCAGCAATTATAAAAGAAACAACAACTGCAATAGCATTCTCTACCATTTATATGCCCATCTCTTTGCGCTTTTGTGTTGCAGAAATTGCATGAATATCTGCACCTAAATCTACTTGCTCAATCTTATATCCTACATCACGACCATATACAATGTTGGTAATGTTAGGTAATCTAAGAACCATTGCGCCATCCATAAATTCATCCTTGGCAATATATTCTTTTACCTGATCAAACTTAAGTGGATCTTTCTCGCTTGTATTGTAGGTATTGCGTACTCCAAGAAGAACTTGGTCTGTTCTCTTACCAGCCTCCTTATAAAGTGCGTGGTGGCCTTCGTGCCAAGGTTGATATCTTCCTAGCATTAGCGTTGTAGGTGCAGACCAATCATGTAATCCAAAAGTATTTATAACCATTGTAGACTTTTCATTTTGATCTAAATCGTGATTGCTAAATTTAAAGTCGTATGTTTCTGGTTTCTCAAACATCTTATTAGTGTCTTCAAACCTACCCTCAGCAATCGTATCCATGAACACTAGAATATCTGGCTTTCCAAATGCTGCACGAGCTAAATCTGTTGGACATACAAAATCTACTACTACTGGAGCAACTCCTTGCTTAGCTATAAGTCTAGCCATCTCTCCCATACGACGTGCCTGCTCAATTCTATCTTCAGCACTGAAACCAAGATCAGAATTTACAGTTGCACGAACTTCATCTGCGTTTAGATGAATGGCATTAATGCGTTCTTTTAGCGCTTTTGCTAATTCTGTTTTTCCAGATCCAGGTAAACCTATAATTTGTATAATCATTTATTGCTCCATTGTCAGTGCTTGCCATGTATAAGACCATTCTTTTTTAGTCTTATGACTATTAAATTCTCTAGAGATTTCTCCATTTTCTAAATAGATACCTCCCCAAACTCCCCACTCTTTTCCAGATACGCCAACGGCAAAACAGGTTTTAGATACAGGACATGTTCTACATAAAGAATCTACAAACTCTCTTGTTTCTATTTGTTCTTCGTAGGTATCAAAAAATACATTAGTCTCAGAACCTAAACATAATGCATCATCTTTCCATAGATGCTGTTTCATATTTAGCCTCTATACTTGTTTGGTATATCCCATCCATTACGTGTAACTGAATAGATGCGCTGTAGATACCAGACTCCATCAACCCTAACACCGTTAACGGCAGTACGACCTGACTCAGATCTTTTAAGATCTCTTACATCCCAGCCAAGCCAAGATAGCTCTTTATTTTTTGCTACAATTTTTTCCATTTTTTCTAAATTTGTTACAATCATTATTACTCCTAATATCTAAAAATTCCAACTTCAATATTTTTTAATTCTGCTTCTGCAACTAACTTAGAAACAGACTGCTTAGGCTTACTTAAAAATGCAAAATAGTTTATATACTCCATATTTTCAATTACCCATGAAGGTGGAACCTTGTAGTTTTTAATTTTCATTCCACGTGCCTTCATTCCACGTTCAGACAAATTACAAAATTCTATAACCATAGAATTAACTTTAGATGGACCTACAGAGTATATGTGTAGTTCGGTATCTTCATTTTTCATTTCAGACATAGCAACTCCCATTGCTCGCAAAAAAGTATTGTAGTCGTTAAACTCGTTACTACCCTGAACCACTAAATTCATCTGTCATCCTCCTTTACTATATTATCCAGTATAAAAAGCATTTTGTCAAGCTCTTGTTTAGACATTTCGGATATGTTTACTGGTTGTGCATTTACCATGTTAGGAATATTATCAATAACATTAGTATAATAAAATATGTTATCTTGAACCCAATATGCGGTCTCGTCAAAAACTAAAACTTTTACAGCATCCTTTTGTCTACTATTCATTTGTGTTTTTTTTTGTTTTTTAACTGTTTGATTGTTTAAATATTTTTTTATTAATATGTGATTGTCTAATTGAGATGGCACATAGTCTTTTTTATTATAAAAAAAATATCTATAAACAAAAAAAAATAATATAAAAATTATTGCATATGTTTCTAACATAGGCTACTATTTCTTATTGTTTTTTCTTTTTTTTACAAAAACAGTTTCCCCATCATGATTTGTAGTTTTTACCCTATCTGTTTCATTTTCAATAATACCCTCAAAATGTGCTAATCTTCTTTGATATGACTCAATTAAATTTTTTTGTGACTCTTTAAAAGAGTCTTGTCTTTTATTAATTTCTTCTTCCATAGATTTATTTTTATCTACTAAAATTCTTTGCACATCTACCTGAAGCAGAACATACTTATATTCCAGATCAACGCATTTTGCCTTATAATAATCTACAATTTTTTTGTAGTCTTCAAAGGTTAAATTATTTTCAGACATTACCCAAACCCCTTATTTTAAACTAAAATTAGAACCTTGCCAAAGCTTTTCTGTTTTTTTCTTTTCACGTTCAACAATTGAGCGTGACCAAGAAAATCCTGCATCCCCACCCCAAGCATCCCACATAATTCTTCCATTAGATGGGTTACTAGTATTATAGAAGTCTTTTCCCTTTTTGTCAACCTCATGACGAGAAAAGAAAGAATACATTCTTTTAACTGTATCTAATGAAAGTCCACGTCCAGCAACTATATCTGTTGCTCTTCCCCATCCGACTGGAGTTCCAGCACCTGTTGCTTTACCTTCTTCTTTCCAACGCAAGGCACGTCTAGCTGCTGCCTTCATTCCAGAAGTAGGAGTATATGTGTCAGCTTTATGAAAATCTGATGGATTTACTATATTACTTCTTGTCATCTTTTTTATACTCCCCATACTTACCAAGAACTGATTTAATTGTTCCGTTTTTATTAAGACGCACAATCATTCCATCTTTTATTTGAATGGCATTAAAAGGATGCTTAGTTTTATATTTTCCAGATGACATTATTTTATAAATGGGTTAAGATCAAAAATTGATCCAGACCATTCCCCCATACTTTTTGAAGTTTCTGACTTGTATGTTCCTCCACGACGCTTATACTCTTGTACCACCCAACCATTTGCAACTGCAGATGGATATACATCAAACTTATCTTTTGCTTCTTGAACTATTCTTGCATATAAACGTGGATTTGATGGAGTTGACCCACCTCTACGTGGCTTAATCATTTCTCCATAGTTTGGCTTCTTAGCCTTATTCATATCTGAACAACACATGCTCTTCATTCCAGATGCTAAACATACTGGACATTGATCACAGCTAACGTTCAATTCTTTACATGTTGGACATCCGCACCCCTCATATTGCTTGTCCATTTCATCATCTTCCATATCGTCTTCTTCAGTAATAGACCCGTCTACTGACTTATCTATTCCAACATTTGATTCAAGAGATGGCATTGCCATTACTTCTGATGCTTTCTTTCCAACAAAGTATTCTGTTTCTTCTAATCCGCCCTCTTCCATTTCAAAGAGTTGAATTAATACCGCTGGTTCTTCTGGTGATGCCATGAGAGCATACTCTGATCCAGGCATTCCAAGCATACCCTCTGTCATTACATGAACTACACGACCAACATAAACTTCGTCGTCATTTGGTGCCATCACCATGTCGCCCTCTTTAATCATAGACTTACCTATATTTCCTTCGCTAATATTAATAGCATAAATTTGACGAGCAGCAGCTCCTCTTGTTTTATGGCAGCCCATAACAGTACCGTCGTCTTTCAGGGCAGGGTATCCTGCACAACCGTACGAACCTTTAGAACCTACATGATATGGCACACTTACATTATATCAGAGTTCTTAGACCTTAAGATTCTCTTTATTTCTTCTATTCCCCATCTATCTTCTTTAGATAATTTGGAGATTTCTACCTCATCAAATGCCTTTGACGTAAGGCGAACTATAGGATTATTTTCTGTCATATTAATATTTAAAAATCCATTTTCCCATAGCCTCATAAGTTCTCCATTGACATGGGCAACATGCTCTTGGTATAGCATTGGAGATACCTCTTTTAATTTAGGGGTAAAGTTGTATAATAACTCTCCAGTTTCCATATCTATTCCAGCTGGCTCCAGTGCTCCAGAAAGAATTAGCTGGTCCATCATTTCTTCATGCTCATTATCCATTTATAAATTCTACCAATTGCTCTCTTGTTTGTCCACCAATAATTCTATTTTTTTCTATTCCCTCATCAAATAAAATAAAAGTTGGTATAGATTGAATACCAAAATTCTTAACTAATTCGTAGTTATCATCAACATCAATAATCTGAAACGCAGCAGTGCTTTGCTCACGATTTAATTGTTCAACAATTGGTCTTGTCTTCTTGCATGGTTGACACCAGTCAGCAGTAAAATAATAAACAGTTTTCATTATTAGTTAGAACTTCCAACTAATCTATTTTCAATTAGTTTTTCTCGTTCATCAATAATCTCAAGCATAAAAGACATCATTTTTGTATAAGAGTTTGGATCATTCATGATTTTATCGTAATGATGACCACAAAACATTAAATCTCCAGTTACACCTTTCACCTGCACATAGGCCTGTGCTCCACATTTATCGCATCTATCTATTGCTTTTAATTGCCATTCTTTTTCTTGTATAGTTGGATGATCTTTAATAACTGGTCTAGCCATAATATTATTATACTCTACTTTCTGTTATCCGTTGAATAAAATCCTGAACCATTAAAAAGAACTCCAGGTGGGCTTGTCCACATTCTTGTCATTATTGTTTGACAACAGGATGGCTCTCTATCTTCACCAAACCCACGCTGGAATTCTATTACAGAAGAACAAACATTACATTTATAGTCATATACTGGCATAAACTTAGTATATCACTGCATAATCAATGTTGTCAACTGTTACTTGATTTTGATTGTTTTTGGTTTTTTTTCTTCTGGAATGTTTCTTTCCACGAAGACGCTAAGAATACCGTCTGCCATTTCAGCACGATCAACCTCCATATACTCTCCAAGAGCAAAGGTGCGTGTGAATTTCCTGGTTGCAATACCCTTATGCAATACCTCGTTTGAAGCATCTTCGGTTTTCTCACCCTTGATAATTAAACTTCCATTATCTACAGAAACCTCTACCTCACTCTTACTAAAGCCAGCAAGTGCTAAAGATAGCTTATAAGTGTCTTCATCAAGCTTTACCACATCATACGGTGGATAAGACTGACGAGTTGCTTCACGATGTATGTTTGAAAGACGGTCCAACTCTCTGTTGAAACCAATAAAAAAAGGATCTTTAAAAAGATCCAATGCAAATGAACTTACCATTTTATTCTCCTTTTCAGCGAGTTTCATTTATGTACCCCCTTTTGGCAGGCACAGCAATAATTATATCACATATTTATATTAAGTTTTGCTTAATTTCCTTTAATATGTGTTTTTTATGATTAAATTTTTCATAAAATAAATCTAAGCTATGATATCTTTTAGACTTATAATTTTGAATACTAACTGAAGATTTAAGATAAGACTCAATTTTATCATTAACAATGAATTGTTTAAAAACTATTTTTTTATCTGTATGAAATCTTATGTAATAAAGAACATCTTCGTATCCAACATTAAATTCATCAAAATTGTCTTTTAAAATAAATGGAAATTCTAATGGCCTAAACCACTTTCCTATATCATATTGTCCAGGAATTGGTATGCATCTTTTTGATATTTCGTTTTGTTCTAAGAATGGAAATTCATAAGCTGTTATTGGCAAGCTTTCTTCGTCTGTAAAAAATATGTATCTATTATTAAAACTAAAAAACTTATTTTCTATAGATCTTACAACTACATGCTCATCAAAAAAGTTTTGATCGTACATATCTGTTTTTAATTCATTATCTATAATTGTAAAGTTATAATCATATAATGAGTTTACAGAATAAAGATTTTTTAAATTTTTATTAAAAGCTGGACAATAGTTTAGGGACGTTCCTCCATAATTACTATTGCTTATATCGGATGAATAAAAAGTTTTTGATACGCTAAAGGGTTCTTTAGCTCTCATCCATTCACTTTCAAAACAAGCCCAATAAACATTTATACTCATATTTTTGTTTCCTCACTTATTGTATCAAAACTTTTTGTCAAATAAGTAATTGCTCTATTTAGTCTATCTGTATTGTCTTGAAATATTCCAAGTCCCCTGTTACAGTTATGGCATAAATGTCCTCTAAATGTATCTGTATTATGATCGTGATCTACTACCCAAATACTTGCATTTCCACCAGTACCTTTTAATTCTTCTTCATTTTTTAAACAAATAGGACATATGTAATCTATTGGAGGATATCCATATAATTTTCTAAGAACATCTCTTTCTTTTGAAAGTTTTTTTGCACAAGACTTACACTCAGGTCTTAAATATTTACCACCGCTTGATGGTGAAAATTGAGAAACTGATAATTCTTGTTTACATTTGCTACAAGTTTTCACGAGCCCCCCGTCAGGATTGAACTGACGACCTTCCGCTTACAAGGCGGATGCTCTACCACTGAGCTAGAGAGGCGTGAGCGGATGACCAGAATCGAACTGGCACCGTCTGCTTGGAAGGCAGAGGCACTACCATTATGCAACATCCGCAGTGCTGGACTGGTAGGATTCGAACCTACGACCTAGGAGTTAACAGCTCCCCGCTCTGCCTACTGAGCTACAGTCCAAAACCAATTAACCTAAAACATCAACAAATGAATTGGTTGATGTGAATTGATTGCTGGTTGCCTTACCAATAGATTTTAAATAATCAAATGTTGCTTGATAAGTTCCCTTATAATTCTTTGCCCAGTATGCAGACAAAGCAACAGTAGATGCTGATGTGCCTACAGAATTCTTTACTGGAGTCATAAATGTTCCAAGAGCATAAAAATCTACCTCTGGAGCAGTATTAAAGAAAATAGAAAGTGTTGGTAATTCTCCAGCCTTATGAGCATTGGATCCGCCAACTGCTACTGCTTGTGGAATACATGCAGGGAAGTTAATTCGTGAACGATCACGACCATTTCCTGCTGCAAACATTGTAGCAACACCATTTGACATAAGTGTTTCAATATTAGAAACCAACTTTGTATGTGGTGCTTTAATTGGACAATAGCTACCAGTTCTATTATATGATGCGTGTCCAGCAGATGCTGAAACAGACACGATATTATACTTAGACTTGTTTGCAATAGTCCAATCAAGTGCTCGTGTTACTGAAACATCTGAGAATGAATACATTTTTTGTGTTCGTGGATTCATTCCTGCAACACGAATAAAAATAATATTGACATTTGGATTAACTTGTAATGCAATAAGAGACATCAAAGTTCCATGTTCAAATCCATTACTGTATGCCTGTGTTACTGGAAGGCTTGCAGCCCCAGAACCTTCTTGAAACATTGTTCCGTTAGGACATACACCAGATTCTACCAAGCATACTTCCTGAATAATTTTGCCCTTAAATTCTGAGCGTGTAGAATCAATTGCTGTATCAATAATAACAATAGATTCATTTGCTGCTTGTGCACTTACTGGTTGCAATAGTGTAAAACCAAAAACTATTGCAATCCCCACTGCGATTTTCTTCATTTTTCTCCCTTTATATCATTATTCTAATTACGTGTTGACATGGGTCGCCCCCTGCTTCCCATTCTTCCAACTCTTCTTCACTCATATATTGATAACCACCATCATGTGTTGAACAAAATGGCTCTGTTACCCAACCTTTTTCAATGCCAGAACTTAACCAGACACCGAAATCTTTATCTTCTTGAGACAAATCTTCTTGAGCTATATGATTCATATATATATATTATCATAGGTGGGCAGATAAGTCAAGATGACTTATTTCTTCTATTTTTTATATACCAATTTTTAAATATTGTTTGTCTTGTTACTCTATCTTTTTCTTTTCTAACTTTATCTTCATCATTCATATCTCTAACAATTAAATCAAACTCATCTCTTTTATATGGAAACATTTGAACAAGCGGAGTACCACGCTTAATAAAAATTTCTTTACCATCACCATGATATGCAATTTCTATTTTATGTTGAAAGCTTATATCGGAATCTACTATTCCTGGAAGCGCACTAAAGTCTTTATTAAAGTGATAGAAAAGCGGTAATTGCATAATAGAGTATCCAGGATCTGTAAACATATGCCAAGGAGAATCAAATTGAAATATTGCTGTAGCATTAGTACCCTGAAATTTATGTTCAACATGATTAAGATATTGTGAAGGATGAAATATAATCATATTAAAATCAGAGTTGTGCCCTCCACATTTCCAACTCCATTCTAGTGTTTCTTTATCAAAAGATATAACTGTGTCTGCCCACATTGGTATAATATATCCTGCAGAAAAAACGTCTGGAAAAGATGGGCACTGTCTAACAGACATACTTTCTGGTCTGTATTTTGCCTCTTCCATATTTTTATCATATGGAACTTTTTTCCACCAGTCTGGCACAAATCTGCTAGCTGGAACAGGCTGAATTTCTTTTATTTCTGATAAATATGGAATATTAGAAACAAATTCAATTTTTGGATTTTTACTCATGTACTCACTATCCATTTACAAAGTCAACTGGACCAATACAGGATGTGCTTAAATAACATGCAGCATCAACTGCTAGAGCAAGCCTACGCTTTGGATCTTTGTGATTGCGGGTGGCATGTAAAGAACCCATAGCGTAGTCTGCCCCTGATCCTATGGCAATATAATCTCTGTCATAGGAAATTAATGTAAGGTCTTCTGCATCATGTTCATATAGTCTACCCTTAATACCAACAATAAGAGATACTTCGGAATCTTTTCCACCAATGTCCCACTCTGCGTAAAATGTTTTTAAAGCTTTTAAAAATTTAGTATGCATAAATTTATCTAAATTGCCTTCTGGGGTTGGAGGATTAAAATTATATTGAATAATTTGACTATTAAATGTTCCAGCATACCCAAAAACATATGGACCATTTTTCCATATTTTTGGTCTATCTATAGGGACTATATAGGTTCCCTCTGAAGCCCCTCGTTCACCAGCAAGATAAACCTTGCCATCTTTCATTATTCCTGCAATACAAGTCATGCCTACCCCTAGATTTTCTTGTTTTATCTAGTATATCACTAAGATTTTAATGTGTCAAATATGATATTATTTTACGGTTTGACCGCAGGTTGGGCATGTCTTTGCTTCAGAACCAGCCTCAGCAGGCTTATCAATAGCTTTTCCAGCACCTTTAAATTTTGGACGACCAAATCCTACAATAGAGACCATTACTCCTGCTTTATTTTTCTTATAAGCCCGAAGTTGCTTGCAGGCTTCTCCACCATTTCTTTGGCTTCCCTTTTTATTTGAAGAAGTATTTCCTTCAATACACCATACGGTCCCGTCTTCATTATCCTCAATAACAATTCCGACGTGAGAAATGCGATCAACGCCATCTGAGGGGAAATCAAAATAGGCAATATCTCCTGGCTCAGGATCAGCAATGTCTCCGTCAATCCAAGCGTTTGCTTTCTTAAATGCTGCTGCTCCTCCAGGCGTATACACCGTATTTGGGATTTTGACTCCTGCTTCGTTTGCACACCAATTTACAAAACTTCCACACCAAGGTTGAAAATTTGCCTTGGTGTACGCTCCGTATTTTGTTTCGTTGTCTTTAGGTCCTTCTATATATCCCACTTGAGATTTAGCAACCTGAATTAATCTAGCAACTGTTCCTTTCGGAGCCTTTGCTGTTTCTGCTGGAACTGGAAATTTATCTATTGTCATTACTCTTTATCCCAATCTGTATCAACTGGTTGTTCTGCTGGCATTGCACCATCTGGTTTAGCTGCTAAACGTGCTTTAACTGCATCAAGTTCTGCATCTACTTTCTTTTCTGCAATTTCTAATTCTGACTCAAGCTTTTTGTCTGCCTGAGTATTTTTAGCATCCATTTCTTTATTATCAAGTTGTGCCTTCATAACATCTCTTGCACCACTCTGACCAATTAAAAGACCAGCAAGTGTTCCTGTAATAAATGTTGCTACTGATCCAAGAACGTTGAAAAACATCTTGTCATTTTCTGACTGTGCACCAACGGGCTGTGTAACAAAAAGCAACCCATAAAGAATTCCAATTGCTGTTAAAAATAAAATTGATCCAAGAGTTATTCCTAAAATAAACTTTAATCTTGCATCTAGGTCTTGTGGACTTAATCTTTCTTTACTCATTCTCTACCCCTTTTGTCTTTTGATATTCATCCCATGTTTCTTGTCCAACTAAATCTCTTGAGCACAAACCAACAGGCTCACAAATAGGTGGGTTGCATTCTGCTTTATCCCAATTTGCTGGATCTTGGCAAGGATATCTGTATTGTCCATCATAGCCACACCCAGATAGGGCTAAACCAAGTAGAGCAATTCCGATTATCCTTAGCATACCCACCATTATACCAAGTTTATTCTTCTTTTTCTTCTCTCAAAGGTATAGTAACAAGCCATAAAATAGTAGCAAAAACAGTAGCAATTCCTACTATTTGTTGGGCGGTACCAGTCAGGGTAAGCCAGGCAATAAAAAATCCTAGAAGGGTCCATACTTGTGCAATGCTTTCCTTAATAGCCTTTCCAAGCCATACTAGGAAGCCTTTAAGGGCCTTTAGAGCTAGCATAGGTGTTTTACCTACCATATTCAATACCTTTGGCAATACCGCTTTAAAATTAGGCAGTTTGATTTTGCCAATAAGGTCTTTTGCTTGACTAATTAACTTATCCATCATTATCATATTATAACCTCCTTAATGACATAACAGAACTAACTATGTTAGAAACCAGAATTACTGGAATAATAACTTCTTGAACTTTTTCTCTTTGATCATCTGTCATATCCTTACCCCATTCCGATGGGCTAAGAATCTTATCCAAGTCTATATTTGTTAAAACTGCCAGTGGATCTTCTAAAAATTTTTCTGCTTGTATTTCAGTAACCGCATCTGCTAGAGTATAAGGCATAGGGGCATCAGCATTATTTTCTGCCATATCTGCAAATTGAACAACAGCTACTGCTAGGGCTGGATTTTCTTTTGCTGCTTCTGCAATTAATGCAATTTCATCTGCCTTAATGCCAAGATCTGAAGCAAAAGATTTTTTGGCTTCTGGTGACAATTCAGTTAGAAGATCTGATACTGCTGACATCAATTTAACATCATTAACACTAATTAGTTTATTTAAATTTTTAAGTTCTTCTTCAGAAATGGCATTGTCATCATTTGTGTTATTATCATCTGGTGTTGGTAATACAAGATCTTCGTCAACAGGTTGCTCAGGTTCAGGCTCTGGCGATAAATCTATATCCGTTGGCTGAGGTGAAGGCTCTTCTGAAGGCTCTGGAGAAGGATCACTTTCTTCATTCTCCCCATCTGTGGTTTCTGGGTTTGGAGAAGGATTGGAATCTTCTGGTTCAGTTTGCTCTTGATCATCAGGGAATCTAGGATCCTCTGGAGTAATAACTTCTGGCTCAACTTCAACATCTGGTTCTGGTAAATTTGGCTCTTCTATTGGTTCAGGTGTTAGATCTTCAGTTGGTTCTGTTATTGGTTCTTCAACTTCTTCATTATTTATTGCAGCAATAAGATTGTTAATATCAGCAATTTCATTTGCTAATGTTACTGCCTCAACAACTTCAGCCTGTACTTCTTCTGGAGTTAGTGGTTCTTCAGTTGGTGTAGGAGTAGGTTCTGAAATTGGCTCTGGAGCTAATGTTGGAATAGGATCTCCTGCTTGTATTTGTGTAGCACCCCATGCCTCTAAAGAAACAATATCACCATTATGGAGTCTAACTCCAGTTCTTAAATTTGGATATTCAGGTCCTTGATAGCTGTAGGCAACAGAAATACCGCCAGTATTTGTAATTGCAACAATGATATTAATATTGCTTGGAGTTGAAGCATTCCATTGTCCAAATGGAATTACTTCTAAATCTAATTGAAATCCACCTTCAGAATAAGATATATTTAAAGTATCTGGTGCGTTATAGTATCCTGAAACCCAGTCCATAGAGTATAAAGAAATAGATGGAGTATTTGGATATTGCCAATATGTATTATCTGGTTGTCCAAATGTGATTACTGAATTTGTTGTAGCATAAATATTTGAATATTGAACACCATCAAATGTAATTGTTGTTGCTATTGGTATCTGATAAGAAGTATCATCTCCGCCACAAGTATCCATTGTGTGTACCGTTGGAACTTCGTCACCCTCGTAGGCTGCTGCTATAGTTTGAGACTGTATATAGTTAACACAAGTAGCATATGCATTCTCTGGAAAACCAAAAAGACTTGTAAAAAGAATTCCCGCCACTGCTGTTATGCGTAGGAATTTTTTGTTTATGGGGCTACTCCTAATTAATTAATTAATCATATTATATCATGATAAAAGAAAAAGGCGCAGATTGCTCTGCGCCCTAATCTTTTATTTGTTAATTACTTAACAAGTGTGACCTTTGCCTTTGGGTTCTTTGCGTTCCACTTCTTAGCAAGATCATTGAATGCCTTTTTCATATCAGCGATTGCCTTAGCATTTGCAGCCTTGACTGCATCTAGCTCTGTCTTAGCAGCAGCCTGTGCATCAGCAAGAGCCTTATCTGCAGCAACCTTAGCAGTTACGGCATCAGCCTTCAACTTAGCAATTTCAGCAGCAGCAGTAATAGCAGCAGCATCAGCAGTAGCCTTTGCAGCAGCTGCATCAGAAGCAGCCTTTGCAATAGCAGCAGCAAGTGCAGCATCTGCAGTTACCTTATCAGCAGCACGAGCAGCCTTTTCTGCAGCGAGTGCAGCATTAGCGGTAGCAAGTGCACCAGCAAGATCAGATACTGTTACGATTGCAGTCTGAGAAGTTGTTGCCAACTTGATTGTTGGAACAGATGTTGGAGCAGTAATAGATGCTCCGACAGCAACAGTTCCAGCAGTTGCAGGAAGTGAAATCTCTGATGTGTAACGACCTGTTACAAGAGCATCAGCAGTTACTGTTCCAGCAGTTGCGCCACCAAGGGTAGTAACAGTTACTGTATCAGCAACAGCGTTGCCGAAAATATCTGCTACATCAAGAGTTGCAGTTACCTTTCCAGAAATATTTCCTGAAGCAGGGATTGACATCTTAAGATCATATGCAGGACCTGCAACACCCTTAAGATAAATTGTTGTTGCTGCACCAGTTACAGAAACTGTAACAGCAGAAGCAGCAGTGCTTGTTGTGTATGCATATACAGTCGCTGTTGTTGAAGCAGGCGTTACTGTAATTGAAGATGATCCAGCAGATGCATTAACTGTTGAACCAACTGCAGATACTAGGCGTGTATTAGCACCAACTGCAGTAAATGTTACTGGTGTTCCAGCAACTACTGTAGCAGTGATAAGAAGTGCTTCGTTGTTTGTTGCAGTTGTGGTATCTGCAACGCTAACTACGTTGTCAGAAGGAACCTTAACTGTGAATGGTGAGGCTGCTGTACCAGAACCAGATACTTCAGTTGTTACGTCTACTGAAACGGTATTGGCACTTGCAGGTGTCACTACGAGTGTGCCCAGTGTCATGGCTGCAACCACGGCAAGAGCGATTTTCTTAAATGAATTCATTTTTCTCCTTGTTTGATTCATCGTATTTAAATTAACTTATATTCTCCAAGGTATTCTTGAACATCGTCAGGAATTGCCTTGGTATCCAATTCTACCATAGCCTTCTTCTTTTCTGCAAGTCGGCTAGCAGAACTCCATGTATGAACCTCAATCTCTAGATTAGAGTCCCTACTTGTGTGAGATATTGCTCCAAATACCGCCCCACAAACGGCATCCGCCAAGTCTTTAGATTTCTTGCGTGGGTGATCTACACGATTATTTTTCATAATCTTTAGCTCACTCATTTCTTCAAGAAGTAAAGGAATCATTGGCATTGCAATTCTTTCTTCATAAATCATCATAGCTAGGTCTTCATAATGTTTCTTAGCAACAGAAACAGTATCAGTTCTCATTCCTACCGCTTTTAATTCCTGTTGAATATCAAAGGACTGCCAACGGTCAAATGTAACCATACCTATGTTAAAACCCTCTCTACGAAGATTCATAATCCATTTTTTTACCTCTGAGAGGTCTACTGGCCCCTCTATTTTAGGCTCCCACCACGCAACAGCATCCACAATAACAATTGGAGCAACCTGTTCGTAATCTTTGATTACTTGAACATTTACCCAACGTTCAACATGTGCAATAGCAACTGCACACTTATCGTGAACCTGTGCAAGATCGGCATGAATATAATATACTTTATCAGGGTCTGGCTTAAAAGTCAAATCAAATCTTTTATGATTGTCTATTGGATTTCTTAATGTCATGCATTTTTCTAACTTATCTTTTTGTTTAAAAAATGCGTCAGACGAGTATGTTGGTGTGCAAAGGAAACGCATCATGGCATCTCCTAAGTCTGTTAAAAATGCAATTTTAAAATCATCAATTTTTCTTGTTGGGTTTACTTCCCATGTTGGTCTTTTTAAAGCAAACATTCTAGGGTATTTATAAGAAGTAATATGATCTTCTTCCCAGACTATTTCAAATTCATTGTCTGGTCCTTCTGGTAGCTCTTCATTAATAACAAACTTGTATCGTCTTTCTATTACATCTTTTTCCATGATTACATCTTCATACCGTTTTGAAATAAAGTCACCGTTGTATCGGGGAAATGATAGAAGAACCACCTTGCCTAAATCTGGGAAACGAGAATCTACTGTGCCTCTAAATGCTTTATATATATTATCAGCAGTTTTGCCCTGATCATTTCCTGTTCCTACTTCTGTAGCAAAACCTGAAATCTCATCAAGAACAGCCATGAACAAGTTCAAACCCTCATGTGATTCACGCTCTGAGTGACCAGAGTAAACGGTGATTGATTTATCAAAACCAATAGAGTTTACTTTTGGGTCATACTTTCCAGCAAACCATGGAGATCTTTCAATTTTTGATTTAAAACCTTTAAAGAAAACATTTTTAGCTTGTTCTGCGTTAATAGCAACGTTAATAATATCTATTGCATCTCCTGCAGGTTTGCCATAATATCTTGCTGGATCTTTTAAGCAAAGTAGTTTATAGACAACATAGGCGCAGGCAACAGTAGAAACAAAGTCTTTACCACTACCTTTTCCTAATTGTAGAATAATTTCATTTTTGGTATATTTAGCAAAATGTTTGTCGCCCTGTTCTGTACCCATTAACATTTGTAAATCTTCTTTGCGATAAATTTGGCTCATCGCCTCAACAATGTCATATTGAATAGTAGAAAGAGGTGGTTGCCCAAGAAAGTCTGGAGACTCAACAAAAGTCTTTACGTCTACAGGAGTTTCTTCAAATTGACTATCTTGAAGTGCTTCAAAAAAATCATTGAACTTGGTGGACAACAGTAATCACTTCTCCTTCTTTTGCAATTGCAGATAGTCTTTGCATAATAAGATCACGTATTTCTGGGTGTTCGGATGCTATATCACGAAGAATGCCAACAAGAACTTCTTGTCTCTTTTCAATTTCAACCATTTCTTCTGCCAACTCTTTATTTTCTAATAATCCTGCTTTTTGTAACATGTCAATACGACGTGCCTCAATATCCATAACGAGCTTGATAGCAGCAGTCTTAGCATTTAAATTTGCAGTTGTTGTTGCATCATCAATAACCTCATATGCTTGCTGAATTAGTTTTGTATAGTGTGCATCAGCGCTAACCAAAGCATCTTTAGCACGAGCACGGATAGCATCATTAGCAGATGCCATCGTCTTCCACTCATTAAGGTGTGCTACGACACGTGTTCTTGGAAGCGATAATGTCTTAGAAATCTTAGTAGGATCGTTACCTTTTAGATATTCTTCAACAACCTTATTTACTTCATCAAGATGTTTTACGATTTCTATTTCTGCGTCTATCATATTTACCTTCTAGTCTATTGATTTCATCTTGAATATAAAAGATTGCCTTTTTCAAGTCTTCAATATGTTTAGATTCATCTTTTATACCAGCTCTCCAGAGATACTTTATTGCATTACCAATATTAAAGTTTCTGTGTCTAGTAATTTCAATTGCCTCTACCCCACTTGGATCATTTGTATAATGATAAGGATGGTTAACCTGATCAACCTTTATTATAAATTTTTCACTCATTATGTTCTCCTGTTAAATTTTTTTTAATTTCTGTTAAAATTGTTTCATTAAATCTAGACTCCATAAACTTTTTATATCTTGTAACCAATGGTAAATTTTCTCCCATAAATGATGGAGAATTTACACAATGATTCATATATTTGTCAAGCGCCCTACTGTGTTTAAACCTATGTAATTTTATTTTTTTATCGGTATTAAAGTGAACATAAAATAATGGCTCATCTTCTTCAAATTTAAAAAATCCACTTTGATTCCACATCTGCACTTCAACATTGTATGACCTAAACCATCTTCCTATATCAAAGTTGCCTGGAAAGATAGTTCCATATTGTGTATATTGAGATTTATGAAAAATAGGTTGATAGAAAAATGCTTGTAATGGTTGGTCTGCAAAAAATCCATAGGATAGTTCAAAAGTTATAGATGGACCAACATTTAAACCAAAATCAGATCTTACATTAAAATCTATATAGCTTTTAGATAGTGGCTCTATTTCTGCAGGGGTTTTTGAAAAATCAAACCTATATTCTGATTGAACTACATTTTTAAAAACAAAAGTATTTTTAAATTGATTTTTTACTGCAGGACATGAAAAAAATGTTTTTGATTTTCCCTTACCTCCAATATTATTGCTTTTATTTTCTAATAGTGATAAATATAAATTGGTTGGTTCTGGATATAACATCTCCCACTCATTATGTCCATTAGCACTATATCCAATTGCTGGAGCCCAGTAAACGTTTATGACATCTTTATTGCTCATCTTTTTGATTTCCTCAATCCAAACTTAGCAAGGTATACGTAAATAGTTTCCAAGCTTACTCCACATTCCTTTGCTATATCCTCTGGACTTTTTTTATCCACATGGTATCTTTTTTTAAGCCATAGTTCATTTGTATATAGTTTACCAGACATGTTATTTTTTGTCAACCCTAACTACTGGATCTAGCCTATCCCAATACCCTTTAGAATTACCCTGGTAAACTTGTCCAGTTTCTCTATCAATCAATAACCATTTTGTTGGAACTAAAGTTTTAACAGATAAGACAACATCTTGACTTTCTTCCACAAAATTAAAAGAATTTCTTTCCATAATCAAACTCTCATTTTCCATTGCATTGAAATTGGACCTTTATCTATAAGCTTGAACATATGGTCTTCAAATTCCATTTTCATCTGATAGTAAATGTCAGGGCTTACTTCCTTTAGTTTGTCTGTAACACTATAAATAGTTTCTCCAGTTTCAGTATCGAATCCCTCTATAACAACCGCATTTTGTAAAATCAAATGCTCCAGCATTGCCTGTGTTTTAATAATATTTTTATTCATAAGAAACTGCTTTTTCCCAATTATTTATAGCCCAATGTCCAATACCGCAGGCATCTGCAACATCGTTATCTGTAATAGTTCTATCATAGTTAATATTGACAAACTTAATGGTTCTTTCTTTTCTTAAGTTTCTTTCGTATGCTTTGTACCATGAAATCGACTTACCTGGATTTTTAGATCTAATCAGAAGCTGTTCATCCTTAGATATTTTTTTATTACCAATATAGTTTTGCCATGTAATTGGAGATACCCTACCTATTATTTTTGTTCCAGACTGCCCAGCTGACCCAAGAATTGCTCCTTGTACTAAAGCTAGGTCTGCTGCAGTTTTAGGACTATTCATAAAAACGGTATGCTCAATAACAATTGCTTCAAAACCACCATATATATCAAAAAATACTTTTACTTTCTTACCAGCATCGATGACCTTCTGATAAATATCACTACCTTCAAAAGTAATTTTACCTATAGTGATTAATGTTTTTTCTTGGGTATCAAAAATAGCAAAAGCAAGGCTATTAGTGCTAGCATCAATTGCACAAATATTTCTTGATTGATTAATCTTGTTCATAATCAAAATATCCTTTTATTTGCTTCAACATTTTATCTACTGCTTTCTTGCTAACATTACAGTTAGCACAAAATCCATCATCATTATATATAGAAAGAGTTTGTCCGCATCCTCCAAGACACATTCTTTTCTTTCCTTTTCTTTTTTGTCTTTTTGTTACTTGATAACGCTCTGCTATTTTGTCTTTAGTCGCTTCGGTTCTGCAATCTGCACTGCAATAAATTTGATAAGTAACTTTTGCTTTAAAGTAAGACTCACATCTACTGCACTGTTTCACTGAATCCCTCCAGAGATTTTATCTTTACTACCCCTGGCTCTGAAGTTGCACAAACTGCCTTTACTGGGCAATTCTTACATATTTTTGAGTTTACACGATAGTTTTTTTGCGGTAACTGCTGATCTTTCCAAGACTTGTGAACAGTACGCATCCAGTCAAATGTATTGTCAATCCATTCTTTATATTTTGGAGTTACTTCAATTGGAAATACCAACAGGTCGTGATTGTTTTTATTTTCATAAATTAGAACACCTTTTGATTTTTTTAAAACCTTCATATAAATAATTAATTGTTTTACATGATACTCTGCTGGCTCATTTTTAATTTTATAATTTTCAAATGCTTCGGATTTCATTGTTTTTATTTCGCCAATAATATCTTCATCGTTCATAGCTATCATAGCATCGCCCCAGCCAAAAATTGGTGGGTCATCATTTACCACTTTGAATTCTGTAGTTGGGTTATTATCATCATCTAGATATTCTTTTGCTACTCCAGAATCTAACATAGCCTGCTGAATTCTGTCATGTGATTTAGTTCCAGCAGTCATATTTGCTATGTCATATGGAGTATTATTACTTTCAAATATATTTCCTTCAAATGCAAGATACCAATATCTTGGACATTCTCCGTGCCCGTAGACTAGACTTGATGGAGCAAAAGTCTTTTTCTTAGTATACTTAGGCTCTTGCTTTGCTATATACCCATTATTAATTTTTTGTATAAGGGCAGCAGAATCAAGTATGTGAGATGTATCCTCAGCTTTTTTCATCATTTGCTTTATCAAATTTTTAGTCATCGTAATCCTTTTTTATCTATTATATCAGTTATCGGATTATGTATTTAAGAGCAGATACAAGATCGTTTATGGCTTCCGCTGCCGTATAGTATATATTTTTTTTGCTTCTGTCTGACTTATCCACATTAGTCATCCACGTTGCTTTAAATGCCATCTTAGCTGCTATAGCCTGAAGTCTAACTATTTCCAAAGTTGCAACATTAAGCGGTATATCTGGCTTAATAATAATTTTAGCAATAAATGTTAGTGCAGCAGTCAGTTCTTCATCCTGCATATAATCTGCTATTTCGGATAAGCCATTAACCATCTCTATAGTTGTTTTATTTTGTTCTTTCTGTTCCATGTTCACCACCCAATGTTAGTTGATCTAATAAATCAAACTCTATTATAGCAAGACGAGTTTTTTTGTTTCCTTCCCCAAGTATTACAACTATGGCTGGAGATTTATCTGTACCAGCTTTTATGGAGTCAGTAACAGCCTTTGCCCAAACATCTTGATTTATAGTAAAAGATTTTGATGTTTCTTTAAAGTCAACAATAAAATTTCTCCAAGTAGCATCACCCTTTTTATTATTACGTCCAGAGTTTTTATGTTGTTGAGCATTGATTCTTTTGGATTCATTTTTTTCAGACATTATTTTATCCAAGCCCATACTTGATCATGAACTGTTATCTTAGAATTATCATTTATATCTTGTTTAAAGAATAAAATAATATCTTTAATCATATCCCAGTCATGTCCACACATAATTCCACCAGTTTTTAGTTTTCTATACCATGCTGCCATATCTTGTAAAACTGCACTGTATGTAGTTGGGCAGTCCCAAAAAATAAAGTTTAAAGAATTATCTTCAAATTTATGTGATGCATTAATACTTGTATCCTCTATAATTTCTATTTTATCTGATACCCCTGAAAATTTTATATTATGCATAGCAAGATTTCTTGCATAGTCAGACTCTTTTTCTCCATATGAAATATTTTCTATTTCATTTACGCCAGGTGTGTACGGATCTATTCCGTAAATCTTAGACACATTGTCACATTTTTGAGCTATCATACAAGATGTTTGTGCATAAAAAAGTCCTAACTCAACACCAACAGAATTCTCTGGCAAATAGAGTCCAAAAAGATGTATTAGGCTTTGACCATTAATATCTTTACTATTAAAATTATATATACTATCTAATTTGTTCATTTATAAAATCCTTTTTTCTTTTTATTATTAGAGCCTTTGATAAATGTTTTTTACTACACATCCATGTAAGCTCAAAACTTTCTTTCCATAATCTTAAAGATGACACCTCTTCTTTACACGTATGGCAAATAAATTTACCTGAGTATATAGAAAATCTTGAATCAGCCATTTGCAAGTTTGGTCTTTAACATGTCCTGTAAATCCAAATCCTCTCGCACTCTATTAATAAGACCTTCACGGCCTTGTACTTTTGTACCATCTTCTAGTTGATACCAAGCTCCAGTTCTACTTATATACCCAGCTAATTCTGCTGTATCAACAAGATCGCCAACAGTGTCAATCCCAAGATTGTCCCCTCTAAAATAAAAATCATATTCGCCATTTTGAAAAGCAGGCGATGTTTTAGAAAATTGCAACTCCCAACGAACCTTTCTACCAATCTTTTCTTCAATAAGTTTGTCTCCAACATGTATTTTTCCTTTAATTGCTTGATTATCTGATTCTGAAGAAAACAACTTAATAACGGTTGAAGAATAAAATTTAGTAGCTTGTCCACCTGTTGGTTGTTGACTTGTATACATTGCACTAATATTATTACGAGATTGACTAATCAATACAAATAATGTTGGCTTTACCTTATTGTTTGCATAATTAATCATCTTCCATGCATTGCTAAAGTCACGTGACTCTGCACCAATTTGCTTAGTATTCTCCAATTGCTTTAATTCTTCAGAATCTTTTTCAAAATAAATAGCGGGCAATAATGAAGTAATTGAATCAACTACAATTAAATCTACACCAGCCTCCATTAAATTAATTCCTACATCAACCATCTCATTAATAGTTCTTGCTTGAGAAACAATCAACTTTGATGTATCTACTCCAAGTTTTTCTGCCCAATTTTTGTCATATGACATTTCTGCATCAATCCATGCACATACCTTTCCCTCTTTTTGTGCAAGACCAATCATTTGTAAACATAAAGATGATTTAGCGCTTGACTTACTTCCCCAAATAAGGACCTGTCTGCCATATGGAAGACCACCGTTTAAAGCACGATTAAGTCCAAAACTAGGGGTTGCTGCATACTCAGTCTTGGGAACTGAATCTCCTACTAAAATACTTTTTCGTAACTTTGGATTTAACTGAGCTAATACTTGTTCAACAGTAACTGTCATTAAAATCTTACCCCATGCTTTTCTGGTCTAGTTAAATTAAACTTTGTTTTTTCCTCAAATGCATGGTCTAAAGAAATCTTGGTATATCCTGCTTCAACCATTCCTGCATAAAGATCAAGTGTACGAATCATAATGTCTGCAAACTCTTTTGCAATTTCTTCTTCGCCTTTATCTTTACGAACTGCTTCAAGAACCTCAACAACTTCTGAAACAATCATCATTAGTTGCTTTGATACAAAAATATCATCAACATCTTGATCCCAAAATCCTTTTTCAACTGCAACCTTATGTAGTTCTTCTGCTAATTCATCAAACATTTATTACATCCTCCATTATTACTGTGCCATCTTTTGTTTTGCCAAACTCAAATTTATAAATATTGCCAGCCTCTACACTCATGTATGCTTTGGGGAAAGCAGTTGGAAATACTGTTACTGCATGTAACTCTCTTCCAGCATCTGCTAAAGTTAAAGAGGCCATCTTTTTGCCAGCCTTTGTTATTCTTGGCTTAAATGAAACTACAAACATTTCATCATCTTTATATGGAAGCATCTTATAGTTTAAGAACTTAATAAGTGGATCCTTAGATTCTTTTATTTCATCTACAGGTATTGAACTAACAACACGATTATCATTAGCCAAAATGATATACGTGCGACCAGCCTCGATAACGGTATTCTCTTCATCAAATATGCCCACACTTCCAGTTTTATCTAACAACTCTACCCTTGACCATCCTTTAGACCTTTTAATTGATTTTACCATACCCATTAAAATGAATGCACCTTTTTCTTCATACTCTTCAATATCATTAATATATGCATGATAATGTTGTGGCACAGATATATTAAATTCAGGTAGGTTCAGGTACTCATAAAGATTTTCTTTTACCTTTTCTGAATCTGCTGTATTGTCTTGAAACGTTAAAGCTCCAATTGCATTCATTGCCTGTAATGCACGAGAGTTTACTCCATTTCCTTTTGTAAATGTAAACTCTTCAACTTCTGCAAAAGACTTAAAAGGTCTTGCCGATATATATCGTTCTGCAATTTTATCAGAGATAAACTTAATTGCGGAGAGTCCAAATCTGATACCTTTGCCCTCAATTTTAAAATCAATATCCGAATCATTAATGTGAGGTAGCTTAATGCTAATCCCCATTCTTTTCGCTTCAATAAGATATTCAGTTCGTGCATCTTTATCCTTTTCATTTTTTAAAAGCGCAAACATAAACTCAATTGGATAGTGGTATTTTAGCCATGCCGTCCAATACGAGAGCGTAGAATAAGCAACCGCATGAGACTTGTTGAACGAATATCCCGCATGTGCTTCAAAGTCATGCCATAAATCCAAAGCATCGTTAGGAGCAATATACTTAGAAGCACCCTTAATAAACTTGTCTTTAAACTGATCAAATTCTTTTGCATCTTTCTTCTTTCCAATAATCTTGCGAACCTTATCAGCTTCGGCCATGGTCATTCCACCAAGCTCAACGCAAGCCTGCATAACCTGCTCCTGATAAAGAATACATCCATAAGTTTCTTGTGTAAACGGCTTAATAACCTGATGCGTATAAGAAATATTTTGACGACCATGCTTACGAGCAATATAGTCTTTTCCAATAGTATTCATAGCACCTGGTCGAACAAGAGCATTTGATGCAGCAAGCTCTGATAAATTTTTAACACCCATCTTAATTAATAGATTTGTATATGGGGTTGCTTCACATTGGAATACACCTTTTGTATACCCATCAGAAAGCATTTGATAAACATTCTTATCTTCCATATCGATTTTAAGCAAGTCTATTTTCTTGCCGTGCCTATTTTCAATAATATCAATAGTATCTTTAAGAACACTTAAAGTTTTTAAACCAAGTGCATCTATCTTGATTAATCCAATTCTTTCAGCTTCTTCCATATCTACGGCTACAACTGGAATACGTTCATCAGCTCCAGTTACATTTCTAGTTTCTAGTGGAGCATACTTAAATATTGGTTCTTTACTTGTTACAACACCCGCTGCGTGAATTCCTGTTCCACGAATACGACCACGTAGTTGGTCTCCAAGTGCAACAACTTCTGGATATTTTTCACGAAACCAGTCTGCATTCTTTGATGTACAAAAATCATCCCAAGTATCTACAGTTTTTAATACTTTGTTTACATCTGACAAAGGAATATTAAGTGAGCGAGCAACATCTCGTACAACACCTTTATCTTTAAATTGTAAAAAAGTAGCAATAGATGCAACATGACGATATTGCTTAACTAAATAATCTTTTACTTCATCACGACGTGAATCCTGAATATCTGAATCAATATCTGGAAAATCATTACGCTCAGGGTTAATAAAACGGAAAAACAATAATCCGTGCTTGATTGGATCAATGTCTGTAATGCCAATTGCATAACATAATAAAGAGCCAGCCGAGGATCCACGGCCTGGACCGACCATAATTCCTTCTTTTTTTGCCCAATTCAACATGTTACGAACAACCAAGAAGTAAGGTTCAAAATTCTTTTCTGAAATAATTTTTAATTCTTCGTCAAGTCGATTTAGATATTCTTCATTTGTATCTAGTCCACGCTCTTTTAATCCATCTAGAGCAAGCTTCTTTAGCTCATTACCTGGATTTCTATATTGAACTGGTAGTAGATTTAGACCAGACTTAATGTCATAATCTTCTATTTTGTTATATATATCCATAGTACTTTCAAACATTTCTTCATTATCTATACCCTGCTTTGCCATGGCAGCCTTCATCTCTTCATATGAAAGAAGATGAATATCAAATGAACGGAAAGACATTTGACGATCTGACCCATACAAATAATCTAGACGATCCATCATATCTTTGTACTTTTTTGATTTATCATACGTAACATCTTTTTGCAATTTTGCATGGGTATTTAGAATAAGCATTAGTTCTTGTATTTCTTTTTGACTTGTATCAGAATGATGGCAGTCTGGAGTAACTACAATTTTTACACCCATAGACTTAGCCAAATCAATTAACCCTTTATTAACTTTCTCAGGGTTATGTGGCATTACTTCAATATAATAATCATCTTTAAAAGTGTCTTTAAACCATTGAATATGTTTCTTGGCAGTAGCAAGTTCATCTAGCTCTACCGCCTTCGCAATCCAGCCACTGAGGCAGGCAGAAGTTACAATAAGTCCTTCTTTGTATTTTTCTAATGTTGAAAAATCAAACCTTGGCTTACTAAAAAATCCATCTGTCCAAGCAATTTCATTAATTTTATTAAGATTTTCTAGACCTTGTTGGCTCTTAGCAAGAAGAACTATATGATGATAATTTTGATCAAGAGGATCAGTGCGATCTGCCTTTGCTCTCTTATCAGCCATATCTGTTGTCATATATCCTTCTATGCCAAGGATAGGCTTAATGCCAGCATCCTTAGCAGCACGATACATTTCACGATGCCCAGACAAGGTTCCGTGATCTGTTATAGCAATTCCTGGCATACCAAGCTCAACTGCCCTACTTACATATTCTTGTGGGGTAGCTACGCCATCCATCAAAGAATAATGTGTGTGAACATGCAATCCAATATAGTTCATTAATCAAACTTCTTTCTATGCCAAAAAAATTTTTTATATCCATTTGTAAAAGCAGACGTTAACTTATTAATAATTTTTACATATGCATAATGGTCATTTTCAATAATGTGAGAAGAAAAATCCTCTCTCTTAAATGGAATAATCTGAACTAATGGGGTTCCAGCTTTTATTGTTCCAGTAAATCCATCTTTCACCCAAAAATTATATGCCTCTCTTGCTGGGAATGTATCTGTATCAATAACTCCAGAAATTGCTAGTAGTGGTAAATCGTATCTATGAGATGGCTGAGTTACAAAAATACTATAGTCTGGATCTGTTTTTATTCCCCAAAGAAGATTAATTCTAATAACTGTTTTACAGTATCCTTCTGGAACATAAAAATTAGAAATAGCATTATTATTTGTTAAACCAACATACTCAGTGGCATTATTGTTGGTATCGTTATACATTGCAGTTTTATGATAAAACTTAACAATGTCTTTGCTTGATGTATCTATATGTATGTCATATGGCAAATATAATGTATAACCAAAATTCATACTGTCACTAATCGCTGGACAGTTTCTAACAGTAGAAAAATCTCTTAAATTTTGATTAGATAATTCTTCTGCTATTGTATGATATCTTGGCATATCTTTCCACCACGAAGGTTTTGGAACTTGATGAGAGGCTGTGGGCTGTGTATCGGAAGTACACAAGCTATCCTCTAGCCTTTCAAAATATATATTTGCCATATGACTACTTATTACCAGTCTATGTTTGTTGCTGTTGTAGATGGAGTATCAAATCCAAAATAAAATGCTTCTTGTTCTGGATATGGAACTTCACGAACTACCTTTTCTAAGTTAAAGAATTCTTCATTCTGCCACTTAAATGGTTCTGAATCTGGACTAGATGGAATCAATGTATAGTTTGTTTCAGTTCCCTGTCCATTTCTTTTTAGCTTCCAAACTAAATTAGATATGCTTCCTGTTTCAAGGGCATATTCACGAATTGTATTAAATGCTGATTGCTTACTGATACCCTGTGACCATACTGCAACATATGGATCTTCTGTACCATCGTCAACAAGTACATTTGTATAAAAACGAAGACGTGCTCTCCAGCCACTCTTTGGTTCTTTACGAGCCATCTCGCAACCAAAGCAACGACCTTCGGATTCTTGAGTACATGCTGCTTTGCGCTTATAATCTTTTGGATTTGTATGTTCTGAAACCACAACTGCTAGACCACGATCTTCGTTATAATTAGCAGAATCAGAGTCCAGTTCATTAACAAAACGAATCTTTGCTGCTTGTCCGTCAGCTAGTTTTACCCAACGAACCTTTGTTCCTGTGCTTTCGTATTTTGGTTTTTCGACTAGGGCGTTAATATTTTTTAGTCCCTTTACAATAGTCATTTTTTCTCCTTATTTTTTATACTATAGTATTATATTAAAGTGCTTTAGTATTGTTAGTGATGCAAGAATTGTCCATAAGATATTAAACCAAATAATGGTTGGCAAAGTTTTTACTGTTGATGACCAAATTAGCGCTAAGCTTGATATCAAAGCAAATATAAATAACCACCACCATTGCTTATTAAATAATAAGCCTGGAAAAATAATAGAAATCTTTGTCATAAATGCAAAAAACTCAACTGTGTTAGCCTTATTCCAATATTCCCTATGAAACATTGTCTTTAAGGCCTGTATCCATTGTGTTTGAAACTTCATCTTTATCACCTTTTCTATTCTAGCATAGCAATGATGGAGTTGTCAAACTGATATTCCAAGTTTTTAATCGCATCATTATCCATGTCTCCTATATCTTTATATTGTTTATCTAATTTCATTATTGTTATTAATGAGCCTAATTTTTCAGTTAGGCGGTCTGCCATGATTGAACCAGCCCCATCATTATCTGCTACAAGCACAACATTATTGAAGTACTTTTCTAATAGCTTCATCTGGCTTGATGAAACATTAGCCCCCAGTGTAGCAACTGCAGGGAAGCCTACTTGGTCCAATCTGATAGCATCGAAAGATGACTCAACAACATATACAAATTTTGATGTTTTAACTCTATGAAGATTAAATAGTATTTTGCTTTTTGGCAAACCTGGTGTATTTTTAAATTCTTTACCCTCTATTGTTCTTGCAACAAATCCAATACACATACCCTCTGGAGAATGCATAGGAACAATAACTGAGTCTTGTTTTTCAGAATATCCTAGATCAAATTTTGCCATAGAATCTTTTGTTATTTTACGACCTTCAAAATAAGAAATAGGTCTTGGGCTTTCTAATGCTTGCTTATTTAGTCTTCTGATTAGCAGTTCATCATACTGAACAAAATCGGGTGCAGCATATAAAGCCTTATTTACTACATCCTCTAAATCAACATTAGTTTCTTTACTTTTTATATATCTAACAGATTCAAAATATGATCTGCCAGTCATATGCATAATTAGCTCTGTTAAATTTTTAGTAGTTTGACATCCAAAACAGAAGAATAGACCAGACTCTTTTGATACTTCTCCAGCAGGGGTTCTGTTGTTATTATGATATGGGCAGAAGATAATATAATCAGTTCCGTACTCAGCTTCTATGTCTATGCCAGCACCAGTCAGAACTCTGTGTATCTGCTGTGAAGTATATATATTTTTCATATGTATGTTTTTTTACTCCACCATCTATTTTTATAAGTTCTAATAAAATCTATTTTAGATGCACTTTGTTCGTTATGTTCATATTTTGGATCAAAGTCAACGCTTTCAGATTTCCAATCATCTCTTTTAAAAGGAAGTATTTGAGCTATTGGTGTTCCTTCTTCTATAATTCCTTCAAAACCTTCTTTAAGAAAAAATGGAAACTGTAGTGCGTTTGGATGTTTATCAGTATCAACTACTCCACCAATAGTTGTAAATGGTAAATCGTGTCTTTGATGTGGATGAGTAATTAATGTGCTATATCCTTTTGGTGTTCTTATTCCCCAATATGTAATCCACCTAAAAAAATCTGGACAATGGCCAAATGGAATTGGATAATTAGATAACCCCTCATACCCTTTATGCTCTAATGGTTTCCAGTGAACTGCCCAAGATATTCTTGGCATGTATGAAGACTCTGACACATTTTCAACCATTATGGCAGATGATAAAGTTACTGTATACCCAGATGTTAATGAATCAACTATTGGAACACATAGTTTATACGTGCCAATCCCACCCTTTTTTATTAGAGAAAAATCATCACCGTTGCCAGTTGTAAATAATGTATCATTTTTATACCAGTTTGGAACACACTGAGTTGATGGTTTTGGTGGCTGCATTAACGTTGGAACAAAATCATGTAATGGCTCAAACTGAATAATTTTTGTTTTATTATTTTTCTTCATAGTCTTTGTACCTATAATATCCTTTATCAAAATCTGCTTGTACTAAAAAATCTCCCATAAATCCATTACGATTTTTTCTAAATGCACATTCAATTATATCGCTATTGGCCCCACGACCTAATGCTAGAACCCAGTCAGCATCATATGCAATTTGTCTTGACCAAGATGTTTGCCCTAAAGTTGGAACAGTACTCATATTAGTAACATCGTCTGGTGTAGCAGAAGAAATAGCAATAATAGGAATTTCTTCACTAATAGACATAAGCTTTAATTCACGAGAAAGATTTTTCATACGAACAGTTTCATTATCTGATTTTTGGTTTGGTGCCATAAGTTGTAGGTAATCTACAATAATAAAATCTGGTTTATATTGATCAATCTTTCCACGAATAACAGATGGATTAATTTCTCCACCGCTATCATTAGAAATAATATGGAATGGTGGCTTACCTTCAATCTTATTTTCATGCCACTTTTTCAGCATATCTATCTCAATGTCTCCATTTGAAATCTTGCGATGTGACCAAAGACCTTCACCCATAATCGCAAATACACGATTACGAACTTCTGTCTCAGACATTTCAAGACTTATAATCATTGGAGTTTTGCCCTGTTTCCATGCCTGTACGGCAAAGTAAAGAGCAAGCCAGGATTTGCCAATACCTGGATACGCCAAGAAAATACCTAATTGCCCTGGCATAATTCCTGAAGGGAGATAATTGTCAAACCCTGGCAAGCCTGTTTTTATTCCAATTTTGCCAAGTTCTTGCTGCTTCTTTACATTTTCAAAATAAGCTATTGCAGACTGAATATCAGTTGCATCGATATCACGAATAGCAGATGTATTCTTTTTTAGTTCTGATGTTTTTGTGATTAATCCTTCTAACGCCTTTACACCTTGACCACCCTGCACATCAGTTGCAGCATTACGAATAATATCTTTAAGGCTATCGTTTAAATAATCTGCCTGAAGCTCTTCCAAATGATGTTTAGTAGTTCCTACTCCAGACACTGGCGAAAAGTCTCTAAATTTTTCAACTACTAATGATGAAGGTGGAACTGTTCCATTAGTCTCAGCATACCTTTTAATAAAATTCCATACATCATTATGAGTTCGCAAAAGTCCATCTATATTGGCTTGTAGGAGTACGTGAACCTGCTTATCTTCTAATACTGCACTTATTACTTTTGCTTCCGAGTTACTCACTTAACCACTTCCTAGCTAATTCTCTACGCTCTTTGCGTTCTTTAATATCTTGCTCTGTAGCACTTCTACCACTAAGAATTTCTTGTGCATTGTATGCAAAAAAGTTCCAGCTTGGATTTTGAGCTATACTAAAATAATATTCTAATAAGTCATAGCAAACGCCAATGCCATAAGACTCTACTAAGGCATCTGCAGCCCATTGCTCAACGTTAAGATTGAGATTAGACTTTTGCTCATATCTCTGCAAATGAAACTTATTGTAGCGACTGAGCAAAGCCATTCGGTCTTTGCGGTCTGCCACAATTATTCTTCTGTAATCTCTGTTTTTGCTTCTTGAACTTTTTCAATAACCTTTGCTTCTACAAAATCATAAACACGATTCATAGCATCATTGGTTGTTTCTCCATCACGAACGTGATCAACAACACCAAGATCAACTCGCAAAGATTGGAAATTACCTAGATTAAGCGTATATCCAAGTGTTACATTTACTTTTGTTTCATTTCTTTCTTCCACCACTGCCTCCTTCATAGGCTAATTAATGCTCTCTCCCCAAACAGGGATAAATCTGCCATCTTCAGTCTTTGTATAAACCAGTATACCATCGCCCATTTTTCTTGTCAATTCTTGCGAAGTAGGTATAGAATTATTTGTTATTAAATTGTCTTTTCTTGGTCTACCATTATGTATAGTTGCCAGTATATCACGAATGTTTTTTATTTGTGATTCAGAGTAGTAGGATCTTATTTGCCATCCACGCTCTCCATTAACTTTAGCTCCAACTGGTGCAGGAATAATTCCTTTTTTAATTAAATAAGGAAAATACTTACGATGCCTATTGACAAGACGTGCAGTTTCTGCTACAGTATATGCTCTTTGTCTATTTTTTCTAAAATCAGTACGCATACATGTTTCTAGTCTGTCTTTTGTAATATTATAAACAGTAACCATTCCAGTAGAACGAGAGCTATGATGAAGCCTTACTAAATCATTATTTAAAAACCAGAGTGTTTTATTACCAGGGATTACAGGCTGGCTATTGTACGATTCGCTCTTGTCTGCTCTATTTTTAGAAGCCATGAGCCCTCCTGAGATTGTGAAGGCGGATGAAAAAATTTTCTAAAACCACAAGAAATGCAATACGTTTCAAGGTGCATTTCGCTAGAAAACAATCTATCAACAAACATTCTCCCACTACACTTTTTGCAATAAATCATATTAGTTTGGAACACCAACTGCTATTAAATGTACAGAAACTGAAAGATCTCCCGATGCATTAAATCTAACTATTCCATTTACACCAGATGTTGTAATGCTTGTTAACACAACTGTTACATTTTGTCCTGCCTGTGTACCGCCTATGTTTACTGGCGATGCTGTTGCTACTGGAGCATACTTAAAACCAGTATCAAATGTAATAGAAAATGATTTTTCATTTCCAGCGTTTACAATTGAGTTATTGGCAACATTAACAATTTTTGCAACTACTCTTGCTTGAGATGTTGGAATGTTTTGTGTTCCTGCAGAAATTGTATCTATAGTTGTATAGTTATAAACGCTACTAGAAATGCTATCCGACATATCATTAAAAGCGTCGGCAAGCTGATAGATGTACGAAACATCCAAAGGCTGCCCTCGTTCTGGTAGTGGTATTTTTGCCATTATCTCTCCATTATATCACTAAACTGTTTCATTTAAAAGTCTATATACTTTTAAAAACGGTGTTCCAGGAGCTCCGTCTGCTCTTTCTACTGGATCTCCTTTTAAATATATCTCAACGCTTACTCTATTTGGACTTGTTGGCTGAACAACACCGTTGATTGTCCAACTTGATGCAATTGGGATTAATAAAGATGTTGTGTCTATTCTTTCTTTATACAGCCAATCTCCGTCACCATCTCCACGATCCCATCTAACCCAAATATCATATTCATGAGATTTAGATATTGAATATGTTTTACCATTAGATATTTTTGTTATTTCTACAGAATCCCAAACAATAGAAGCGGCATCTCCTGTTTTATTAAAAACTATATCTCCAGAAACAAAAGTATAATCTGGTTGTATTAGTTGAATGGGAGACCAGTGAGATGTTCTGTTTCTATCTTCTGAAACAACTCTATATCTAACATCGTAACCCTCATATATACTGCTTATAGCAGGCATGTCAGATATTGTGACCCTAAATTGTTTAATTCCGCTATCTGCCATCACGTTACTCCAACAGAAAATCTAAACTCTATGTAATTACTTGTATTTGATGCTTTAGTGATTGTAGTAGCATCTGAATTTTTTACAACTGTATATCCAGTCATACCGTAAATAGGATTGACTGTAGAAACATTTTCAAGTCTAAGAGCGTCTAGTGCAATATAATATTGATCTGATGGAACATTGTCTACCATTGCACAAGCATATATTTTTACAACAGTTACAGCATTCCAAGTAAAGTTTGGTGTTATATATAAATCCTGTAGTTGTGTTGAAACTACATAATATCTATTATCGTCTAGATTGTATTCTCCACCACCAGTACCGCCACTATTTTCTAACTCTATTTCAAATCTAGCAAAGTTGTCTGATGATGGATCGTCTGTAGAAGCAAAATCTATTAAAATTCTTACAATGTCTGGTGCAGATGTAGAATCTCCGTCTTTATTTATAACAGAAAAAGCAAATCTTAATTCATCTGTTGGTGAATTTCTAGTAAAATCAACATCTGGGCTTGTTAGATGTATGTGATTAGATCCAGGCTCTACATAAAAATGTCCAGCAGGCGATCCTGTTGACATATCTATTGTTATATCAGAATCATCTCCACGCATAACAATCATATTATTTAAAAATCTACAACGCTCATATCTTTCTGGTCTTGGAGATTTAAAAAATATTGCATTGTCAGCATTAGTTTGAAATACTAAATCATTAGTTGCAATTATATTATCATCATCTGGATCGTCAAGTGGCTCTGATATTGTGGGAATTGCTGTAGCTGCTGTTGATGTATGGTGCTGCCAATTTTCTCCTTGTGTAAAAGCAAATACAGTTTTACTATCATATGCTCCAGCTGAGGGGTTAGATCCTGCAGAATATAATCCTATTTCTGTTATTTCATATCTTTCTTCTGTTGGTAGCTCTGCTGTTAATACTATTTTTTCAGTGCCATCATCATTTATAAAACCTCGTGAAGAAATTGGAACACGGAACATTTCAAAATCTAAGTTTTCTTTTTCTGAATAATCCCCGTAAGGTGTAGCAGTTAATAATGGCTGGGCACCGCAGCCTACAGCTATATATGAAGCATAAGCTGGTGCTTGACCAATTAAATATTTTCCAATTATGGATTTGCCTTTATCAGTTATCATAATTCCGCCTCATATATTGTACCACTAGTCGTTATCTGTACCTCTACCTGCTCGTCTTCTTCTAGGTTTACAGCTTCTACAACTAAGTCTCCAGTCTCTGGATCTATATAAACATTTGCTCCTGCAGGCCCATTTCCAATATTTGGTATTTTATTATTTAATTTAATTGCAAAATTTTGAAAGTATTTATCTGATGTTGATTGAAGAGCAATAATATTATTGGGATTATACTCTTGCTGTATTCTGGCTAAATTTTTAATAGGTTGATAAATAATATTTTGACCATTAACAGTATCGCTTCTAGCAATATTGATTAACTCTTGACCCCCAATATTTTCAAATATTAAGTCTGTCATTAACTCTATTGGTATTGATCCTTCATTTAACAATATTGTATCTATTGGTGCAGTCTTAACTGGTTCTGGTGCAGCCTGAGTTACTACTGGAGATGAAACAAGAGACGTAGATAAAGGTACTGGTGGAGTTGGTGCTACTGGAGTTGTGTCTGGCTGTACTGATCCAGTATTTGTATTGCTTGCAACCTCAGTTGTTGATACATTTGGAACATTAAGATATGGTCTATGCCCAGCATTAGAAACTACGCCAGCATTAGACCTTACGGTTCCCCAGCCCCAATGAATACCCTTTTGCGATCCAACACCTATTAACTGATTGTCTTCATTAAAATATGGAACAGTATATTCTGGATTACCTGTCCACTGTTTTTGTCTTTCTGTTCCAAGAGAGTCCCATAAATGTTGTGGTATCTCAATCCCATTTAACTGTGGCATCATACCTCACTCAAATAAACTATCATTGAAGGCCCTGTATTATTTCTAGAATATTCAATATTATACACCACAAATCTTTCTCCAGAATCAGCAACTAAGTCTAGTCCGTCACTATTTTGATATGACACTGTAACTATATCTCCAAGTTGTAGAGTTGGAATAGAGAATAGATTTATACCTATAGACTTTCTTGGATTCATTACTTTTTCAATAATCCAACCCATTAACTTATTAGCATCGTCCTGTGTTTGAATGTATGGGCTATCTATAGTAAATTCATTATTTCCATAAATTAAACGACTAAGTTTAATTTTGTCATATTTTTGCTGCTCTACCGTTGGAGAAACAACAAGAACACTTCCACTGAGTTGTGGAGTAGAAAAATTAGATCTCTTAGCAAAATATTCATCTACTGTTAATTCATGAGATGTGTCTTGTGTAAATGTAATACCCTGGATTCTTAAATAGTTTCCTGTAGTTTCATCTAATGATAATGCTTTATCGGTATTATTAAATATTAAAAACTCTGCCCCATAAGAATCTGCCTGAAAACCAGAAACTGTGTATCCCTTTATTCTATTAAATGTTGGAGATAACTTAGCATATAAAGCTGGGTAAGCACGATCATACTTAATATCAAAATATGCACATTCACGCATAATGGTGCCAAATTCTTCATAATACATTTTATAAGATGGCGGTTGCTGAGAGCTTAACCCAGATAGATATGTTGAATTTACTATACCACTCATAGCATATTTTCTAAATGACTCATCGGCGTCAATTACTCCATCTCCAAATGCAGAGGCATTGGATGCAATAGTGCCTGCGGGTGATCGTAAATCTACTGCTGAAAAAACTGAATTCTGTGCATAGTTTTCTGACAAAGCATACAGGTTTTCAAACATCACTCTTGCTGAACCACGAACAAATGGTGCCATATTATTATAAATTGGAAGTGGATCTGTGTCATCTATAACTTTTATTAATGTGTTATTAATATATAAGTAAAATCTTCTTGTGCCGCCAATATCCTGGTACTCAACTGCTAGGTCGTATACAGTAGGAATTTCTTCTGCAGACATTCTATATTGCCCAGTGAATCTACCGTCATCTACTACCACGCTTGTAATACCTCCCCAAAGTTTAATTGGTATAGCATTACTGTTTGAGGAATCCTTTTTAATTTTATAAAAAACAACGTTATTAAGAGATATCTCTGATTCTCCAACATCATTTAATTTTAAATATGAATCAATGTTGGCCTCATTCATTGCTATGATTTCAAAATAATATCCAACATTAGTTTCTGGATTTAATAATACTGAAATACCTCCAGAGCCACCACCAAGAGTGATACTCTTGCTTGGATCTATTCCAGGTACTTGGTAGTATGGGATTGAACCTACTGGAGTTTGACCTCTAACCTCACTACTTTCAATCTTGCCAATAATTCTCATTCTAGCACCAAAATGTTTATAGGCATTATCTAGTTGTTTATATTGATAAGAAACAAAGTTTAGAGGATTTTCATTTGTTTTAAAAGATGGACCATTCATTACTAAAGCAGATGACTGTATGGTTCCAGACTGAACTGTTTTTAAAGTATTAGCTTCTGTTTCAGATAGGTAGCTTGTAGCCATAAAATTTTTAATAATGCTATTTCTTGTTGTTGATCTTGCTATAGACAAATCCACACCCGCTGCTCCTATGGTTGTAGAAGGTAATGTTGGATCTACTTCTGTTGTAAACAAATATTGTGATTGCATGTTACATCCACGAACATAGTTATTATCTGACCAGTAACTATTTAGTCCTGCGTAATGATCTGTAACAGTTGTTCCAAACTGTCCACGCCCATGTTCATAAACAGGTCCAGGCTTTAATCTTTCAACTCCATTTACTGTTTCATAGTAAGGAACAGAATATATTCTAACGAGTCCAGTCGGATATATTTTTCCATTGAATGGCAAATTTGCAAAATATCTTTGGTATTCCTGATTGCTTGTAATCCATACATTACCAGTACCAGTTATATTAAATTGTGCAGCATCATATTTAATTATTTCTCCATTAGCATAAAAATATCCTTGATACCTTGTTAGCCAATAAATATTTTCACCAAGATCCATTATGTTGTTAACAATATTATTATTTACTACGGTTGGTAATGCGCTAGACAAATTTGCATTAAGTGGCATTGCTCCAAGAACATAATTACTTTGTTTTTGTACAGATGAATTAACTGTTTTGGTAAAATCATCACCTGCTACCTCCCATAAAAGAACTGGAAGATAGGTCCAATTTTTTTCACGATCAATCATTGATGCTAGCTTTATTGATGGATAAGTTCTTTGAATATATCTAGTTGTATAATTTATCTTTCCATTATTATATACTTTAGTATCTTGAGATGAAATTGAAACTATATTTGGAAGTGTTCCAGATGTGGCATTTTGCACTACACCAGTATTTGTTTGATTATTAGATCCAGAAAGAACGATATCAGTTGCTCTATCATCAATATTTGGCATTAGATAGTTTTTGCTCATTACTACAAAATTATTATATTCGTCAAAAAACATAGCTGTTTGTGTTGATATAGCTAACTGATTTAATATTTCTGCAACATTTTGATCTGGGGCGACAAAGAAATACGGAATAATTGGTTCATCTTCATCTGGAATTCGTTTAAACGTATAATTTGAAAAACCAATAAAATCCAACATTGTTGAAATAGCAAAACTTAAAGACACATCTGTTAATAATAGTCTTGGCGCAGGCATAGACTCTAAAAAGAAAAAGAAATCACGAAGACTAAGCGATATAGTTCCAGCAGTTATGTCTGCTTGTGGCATACCTTCTGAATATAAAGACTTTATTGGAACATAATAATCAAACTCATCAACGTTTTGAATTATTTCATAAAAAGTAAATTTAATATTTTTTCTTACATACCCAGAAATAATACTGGATGAATTATTTTCATTAAATGCTTGATCATCATCAAAGATAGACATTTGACCAACTGAAGCAAGCAATTGTCCAACTGGAAGAGAAGTTACTCCAATGTCTGATAAAACTTTAGTAATTTTATACTCAATAACTTTATCTGAAATATCGGCAACTAATCTTGGTGACATTTCAATTAAATCAAATGTTGAGTCAAACTTGTTCATTGTTTCAACAGAAATTCTTATGCCACGAATATATTCAAACTCTCTATACTTTGTGCCACCATTAACTGAATCTGTAAAACTTAGTGGTGATGTAAAGTCAGTTACAAAGCCTGTGTTCTTGTTTATAGAATCATCACTAAGTGTCCAGCCGTAATCTGGGATAAACTGCTCGTACTCTTCGCCAGTCCAAATAAAAAATGTTCCAACATCATTTTGATTTTCTATAACAAGATATGAATATCCAACTATTGATTTTTCTGGAAGCAATGTTTCGGAAGAAAGAGTTTCAGCAAATATAAAAATAGGTTTATATTTATCTGGAACGATTAAACCATATTGAATATCAACATATCCGTCAGGCCCTATTATTGGAGAGTTATCATTTCTTACTGAATTTTCATCAAAAGAAATTGCGCTTACCCAGTTATCTCCCTTTAAATATTCTATTTTCCATTTAACTGGAGTTGTTTTATTTGTGTTTCCATACAATGGGTCTGCTATCTGCCCAGTGGCTGTTGCAAATGGCCCTAAATCAATATCTCCAACATTTGTTTGCATTTTTACAACTAGCCTATTTGCTGGAACATTGTTTTTGTATACCACAAATGGAACAGCATCATCAATATAATTTAATCCATTAGATATATTTGTAGCAATACCACGCTCAATATTATCCTCTGTTCTAAAAGAAGTCCAATATCTAAACTGGTCATATCTTGATCCCATGTAGTACCGTGGTCTTTGTGCAAATGCTCCATTAGCTTTTTCAATCAATGATTGATATTGTGCAGTATTGGGAAGTGTCAACGCTGTAGTAGTAAAATTACTAATATTATTATTTTCAAAAAATACTGCTTTATTAATTCCAGATCGTGGCCTAAATGGTTTTAAACAATCTTCTAGAGAATATAGCATTTTTGTTTTTTCATCTTTAAGTGTAAATTTTTGAGGGGTCCCAGAATTAGTAAATCCGCCATCTACAACTACGTCTGCATTTGTAGCTCCTGTATAATAATTTCCAGTATCAACGGGATCAAACATTATTGGAAGTGTTCTGTATTGAACATTATTTCCAATTGGTCTATACCTATAATTGCCAGTTTTAAAAATATTATCTGGCATATTCATATTCCACTCAGCCAAAACTAAAGACTTTAGCTGTATTGTTGCTGATGTTTCTAAGTGGGTCTTTAATGCTTCACTAATAAACATTTAGACCTCTTCCAGAGTTACCGAAATATTCCAAAGATCAAAGTTGTTACCGCCACGTTTTACAACAGAGTAGCTGAAATCAGAAAAATATACCTGAATAATTTCATTATATTTATTTAGATTACCAAAAGCAGTATTATCATCACCAAAATTAGAATATTTGTCATATGCAAGATACATCCAGAATGGTCCAGGGTGTGAGTTATACCAATCAAGTATTTCTACACCTCCTGCGCCACCATCTGTTGTAAATTCTTGAGTATTGTTTTGATATGGAGAAATACCTGTATCTGGATCAAACTCAGCATTCTGATAAAAAGATCTAGATGGTAGAAGAGTCCATGAGACTGAAATTTGCATTTTATCTGCTATATGATAAGAACGCATACGGCCATTAATTGTTCTTTGTCTTTGCTCAATTCTTTGTGGAGAAAATGACATTTCTCCTCTATTATGATCTGAAAGAATTATAAATTGATCAATAAGATTTTCATTAGTACCGCCTGGAACATCGGCTCCAACCTCATACCCATTGGGCACATATAAGCCATTGGCAAGAGTTCCTGCGTTATCTGACCATAATATTGCCTGTGGTCTTTGATAGCGTCTACGGCCAGTAATATAGGCTGATGTAGCCATTATCGTTGTCCCCTAATTCTCTGTGAATCAATATATTTAATCTCATTCATAACTGCTCTAGCAATGTTATCTGGAGAAGCATTTGTTCCACCTACATTGATTCCTACACTATAATTATACACGTTATTGGTGTTATTTGTGTTATCTCCAGTTGCTGCTCTTACTGGCATAGATATAACATTTCCAGTACCGCCATATGTTGGTGCCGACAATGATTTAGAAAATGCTGGCATTCTCATATTATTCATTGCTTCCAATTCTGGTAAATATTTAGATGTTGCAACTTTATTAACAACGAATTCTCCAGGGGTTAGCATTGCTGGAATAATATCTGTTCCTCTTGCTTTTCCACCTACCGCAAAATATTTAGGCTTAACCATTCCTCCAGAGGACATCATTTGCGTGTCAAATCTTCCTCCGCCAGCACCTCCACTACCGCCAACTGTTACTGGAAGATTTCCTATATTTGCATTCTTAGCATATAGCTCATTTGCTTCTGCAAGAGCAGCATCTGCCTCTGCTTTCTTTCTTAATAGTTCATCAAACTTCCACCATTGACCAGAATTTGCTGCATCATCAAATGCATTTGCTGCATTTTCTGCAGATAGCAATGCTGCATCCAATAACTCTGCTGATTCAATAAGAGCATCTAGTGCTGCTGCTGCATCTGCCTCTGCTGCTGCTATTACAGACGCATCGTTTCCATCAACAACTAAATCACCGTTGTCATCAATTTCTGTGTTTCCGCCTATTACAATATTACTTTTAATTTTACCCTTAATACTATTAAATGCTGCAACAATTCCATCAACAATACTTTTCATTGTTGCAAGCTCACCCATATTTATTTCTTTTAAGGCAAGCTCATATGCATCAAGAGCAAGCCCAGTTGCTTCCCATGATAATCTTTCTTTATCTATTGCATCTATTTTTGCATCTAGGATTGCTTGATGCTTATCTACCTGTGCTTGCAAATCATCTAAACGATTTTGAGCATTAGCCAAATCTTTAGTTCTATAATCATCAATAGCTTTTTCATGACCACGGATTGCAAGAATAAGACCCTCTCTTGCTTCTTGCTTTAAATAAAGGCTGTCTTCAAGCTTAACAATTTCTTCTTGATTTTTCTTTTTTGCTTGCTCAAGATTAAATGATTTTTGACTAATCTGAAACTGCTCTTCTTCAATTTGCTTTCTTGTCATCCCAGATGCAGATACTAAAGATCCCAATTCTTGTTGTCTTGCAGCATTTATCAAATTACCCGACTGTTGTGCTGCAGCACTTGCTGCTTGAGATCTCATTTCTTGTGCAGCTTTTGCTGCAGAAGCAATATCTCCTTGACTTAAAGCGCTAGCAAGATCAAGCTGTCCCTTTTGCTGATTAATAATATCTTGATTGATTTGAGAAACTTGCTCTAATGCCTTTGCTTGTGCATCATACTTCTCATTAATTTTATCCGCAGCACGATCCATTAACTCAAGATCATTAGATAAAATTGTAGATCTACCTGATAACGCAGATAAAGGTCTATCATATACTTCTTCAATAGTTCTTTGCATATCGTTAATTTCTTCTTGCAAGTCTGCCATTGGTATATCAAATTCATATTTAACCTTTAAGTTAATAGCATCAATCTTATCTTGCTCTTCTTGAATCTTTTTATTAATATCATCAATATCCTTTTGCGCTACCTTAATTTTTAATCTTATATCAAAGGTGTCTGTGTCAAACTTGTTTTGAGCCTGTGCTGCCTGAAGATCAAGAACCTCTTTATTAAATGTAATTGCTTCTCGTGCTTTCTCCTGCATTGTTTTTTGTTGTTCAGCTTGTTTCTTTAAAAGTCCTAAATATTTTTCTGTTTTAGCAATAATTTCATCAATACCTTGTCCAGTTACAACAGCCATTACATATGCTTGGTTCTTTAATATTTCTAAAATAGTTTGTTCATCTATTTGTTTGTTTTTCAAAATATCATATGCTTTTGCTTGGTTTTCTAATGAATCAATTTGATTATCTAATGATGTTAAAGCTTCATCTTTCTTTAAAGCTATTGTCTCTTTTATTTTTTCATTTAATTTAGTTCTTTCATCAATTGAAAGAGACAAAAATCCTTGGTCTGCAATCATTGCAACCATAGTCTCATCTTGCAAAATTCTTTCAATTTCCATGCGGTTATAACCCTGCTTGACTAATATCTTGTATGCATCAACTTGTCTTTTTATTCCAGCATTTTCTTCATCTATTTTCTTAATAAGTTCAGCAGCAGCAAGACTTCTTAGGCCAGCGTTGATGATTCTGAAGTCATTATTTATTCCCTTTACGTTGCCACCCTTTCCAAGTATTAAAAAGTCTTTCGCAAAATTCTTAAATTCATCTGCGCTAAATCCTTCAATAATGCCCATAAACTCTTCACTAAGAACAATTCCAGTGTCTTTTGCAGATTTTCTTATAGCATCAAGTGCACCCTTTTGATATTGCAATACTGGATTAACAGTATCCGAAGTTTTTTCTCCATAGAATTTTCTTAATTCTTTAAGAGGTGACAGCGCATCAAAGCTGCTTTCTTTAAGAAGCTTTAGTCTTTGTCCAATATCTTGTAGCCAAGACCCCTTAGATCCACCCTCTTTGCTCTCTGCAGGGACTGCTCCTGGCACTTTAGATGTATCTGTTGGATCATATCCAAATATTTCAGTAAGAGCTTTTGCTTCTGCATTCTTTCTAATAGCAGATCCTTCTTTAGCATTTGTCTGTAACCATCTAGAGTATCTTTCTGCATATTGAGGAATAATTGATTTATCGCTAGTTGCTTTTTGATAAGCTGCTTCTAGTTCTCTGCTAACAACACTTTCAAATGAATCTGATGTTTTTAAAGTTGTTAGTGTAAATACTGCTTGGAACCTTAGCTCCTTTGGAAGTTTAGATATAACATCCCATTGATCAATAGCATTTTGTAATGTAGTTGGAACTGCCTGTCCAGATTTAGTCAAATCTTCTTTTACCTTAGTTAATACATCTAAGCTTATTTGTCCATCTGGTATTAATTTCTTAAGTAATCCAATTTCTTTTCCAAGCTTTAACATATCTTTATAATCTTCTGGGTTAGTTTCCATGTCTAAAATTATGCCAATATACTTAGGAATTTTAATTAATTCTTCTATACCAGCAAGAGTAGCGTCTGCTTCTTCTTTATCTTTTCTTTGAATATCAAGAAATAGCTGTTTTCTATTTTTTTCGTTTGGAATAAATGTCATTATTGTTGAAAGGCGCTGTAATCCTTCAGTTCCTTGAACATCAATAAGTGCAGTTAATTGTTTTTCTGCTTTCTTGGTGTCTGAAGATAGATTTTGAACAACCATTGCTGCTTCTCTTGGAGTCAAAACATCAGAGTCTATTAGTGTTTGAATTTTGAGAGTAATTGCATCGCCTTCACCCCTACCAAATTTTCCTTCAAGTAAACTTGTTAGTGTTGTAAGATCTGCTGTTGCAGCTGCATTTCCTTTAAATTTTTCTTTTAATCCTATGTCAAATGACTCCATAAACTTTTCACGTAAAGCGCCACGTTCTGTACCACCAGGAATAAAAGTTTCCCAAAATGTTCTTTTATCTATTTGCTCAAATTGTGTGCCAACATCTCTTAAAATATCTCCTTGAGCTTTTCTAATATCTTTTCCGCCAGAAGCTCTTTGTGCTTCGAGATCTAAAATTCTTGATTCAATATCTGCACGTTCTTTTGCTGTTTTAGCTGCTTTCTTTTTTGCCTCTAGATTTTTAATGGCAATTCCTATTTCAACATTTAGTGCATCCAGTGCCTGTTGAGATGCCTTCATATTTTCAGATGCTATGCCCTGGAATAATCCTGCTGCTTTTCCAATTGCTTGTTTTTCTTTACCTTGTTGGAATTTTCTTATTCCTAATTCAATACCACCAAAAATAATAGTTCCAAGAATTGCAGATGCCCATCCAGCAATTGGAACTGTTGCTGAAGCCTTAGAAGCAATGTTCATGGCACGAGCACCAGTTGCTATTTTACCTAATGCTCCAACCTTACCCGCAGCATCTCCAGCCATAGCAACATTCATTGCTCCGACACCGTATGCTGCTGCTCCAGCAGCTGGTATAGCACCTAAAGCTAGT